CAATACCCACACCCCCTGCTACATACAAAGCGTTGGTAGCAACGGTTGTAGTGCTGGCAGTCAAATCTAAAATATCAACGGATCCGCCAACAACTAGATCTCTACCAATCCCTGCGCCGCCGCGAACTTGTAACGCACCCGTCAATGTCGAAGTTGCGTTTGTTGTATCAGTTACAGTAAATTGATTTCTAACTCTGGTATATCCACTGCCGTTTGCACCAATTGTAATGGCTGTACCTAAGTCGCCAATATTAATTGTAGTTGCAGTTTGAGGTAAAATATTAAATGTGGTTGCTGTACTGTATAAGTTGCCCCCGTTGACCGTTAGATTTCCAGAAATAATTTCATATCCTAAAATATGAGAATTATTTCCTACTACTATATCTTTCCCAACTCCTATACCACCTACTACCTGTAATGCACCTGTGGCAGTAGATCCTGCATTGGTTGTGCCATTAATTTTAGCGTTATCAACATTGAATGTATTACTGGTGTAATTATATTCAAATCCTGCTTCGAATGCTGTAGATCCAGCACCTGTTTGATAAGGAATTTGATACTGTGCGCCACCTGCTATGTTAGATGCTGTGGAAGCATTACCTGCAACTAACGAACCAGTACTGACCCATGTTGCTGTTGTTCCGTTCGATTGTAAAAGAAACCCAGCAGTTCCAATCGCAATAAAATCTGTAACTCCAGGATTTCTTTGGTATGGAATACTTCCTGTTGCGCCGCCGGCTAAGTTACTTGCAGTAGTTATACTTCCAGTTATACTACCACCAACAAATAAATTACCACCAATACCAACACCGCCTACTACTGTCAATGCACCACTTGTTGTAGATGTTGATTGTGTATTATTTGTTATATTTGTAATGCCACTAGCAGTTAGTGTTGTAACTGTGGTAGCAGCACCAGAAATAGCACCTAATGTGCTTTGACCTGTTACGTTTAATGTTCCACTAGCAGTTAAATTTGTAACTGTGGTAACAGTAGCATTTACAGCACCTAAAGTACTTTGCCCCGTTACGTTTAATGTTCCGCTAGCAGTTAAATTTGTAACTGTGGTAACAGTAGCATTTACAGCACCTAATGTGCTTTGACCTGTTACGTTTAATGTTCCGCTAGCAGTTAAATTTGTAACTGTGGTAACAGTAGCATTTACAGCACCTAAAGTGCTTTGCCCTGTTACTGTTAATGCTGTTGCTGTAGTTACCTGCAGTCGTGTTCCGCCACTAACAGTCAATGCACCGTAAATATCCGCTTGTTGCCCTACAATTAAATTTTTAGCAACCCCTGCTCCGCCGTCGACTTGTAAAGCCGCAGTATTACCAGTCGATGAAGTTACTGTCGAAGTTCCTAGAACAGTTAAACCGGATTTTACAAAAAAATCTCTTTGAACTGATGTTAACGACATAGTGTTTTTATTCCTTTAGGTTGTTATTCCTGTCCTCAATACCTTAATTGTTTTATTTGTCGCTGTATTTGCAGTAAAATACAAATTAACAACACCACCCACAAATTCTGTATCAAAATTTCCTAAATATCCATTCGAGGTGACTACACCATATTCAGTTGCAAAGACATTTCCATTGTTATCTGCTACTAATAAAATTTCAATTAATTCGAAATCTGCTCCTGATCCAGTGCCCTCATCTATTTGAATTAAATATTTCGCTCCTCTATACTGCTGTGTGTTATAACTATCTATTATTGTCGGATCATCTGTATTTACCAAAGTTTTTGTAGAATCAAGAACTGCATCTGCAATTTGAATTGATTCGGCATTTAATCTTCCACCTAAACCAATACCTCCTGATACAATCAACGCTCCAGTATCAGTAGTTGTACTGTTTGTTGTGTTTAAGACTTTAATTATATTTGTAGTAGAATTTCCTCGATCAGTTACTGATTGTAATGTAGAAATATTATTAATAATCAGGTACGTCATAGTTCCTGTAGATTCAGTAACGATATCTATGTCATCACCGTCTTGGAATCCTTCTGCAAAAGTAGAACTAGTTAATACTGGTTGACCGCCAGAATACAAAATTCCACCTAAATATAGATCTCCGCTAATTGCAGCACCACCAGTAACTACTAGAGCACCCGATGATGTATTAGTTGATGGAATTCCGCTTGTTACATACAAAGTTTCAAAACTTCCACTTGAGTATATGATTGTCGAATTTGTCGAAGTTGAAACAATATTTCCGCCAATGTATAAATTTCCGCCGGCACCTATTCCGCCGGATACTATTAATGCACCACTAGTTGTATTAACAGATTGAGAATTTGATGTTGTAATAATAGTTCCGGTAGAATTAACCGTAGATGCACTAACATTTGATCTTAAAATTAACCAAGCCGTACCGTTCCAGATATATGTTGTACTACCTATTACATAGGTATCTCCGATTTGAGGATTTGATGGGAAACCTAATGGCATTTTTATTCCTTACGTAATTTGAACCCAAATTCTGTTAGACCCGTCTTTAACATACTGTAAAACATACGGTCCTGTTGGATCTATCCAGAAATCTCCAATTCTTGGATTTAATGGAGCAGTTGTTGAAACTTCAGACTTCGGAGTGTAAAGTAGTAAGTTTTCGTCGGGATGCCCGGTTCTTGAATACACATCGCCTCTTATTCCTACTCCGCCTGCAACTGTTAACGCTCCTGTTGTTGTAGAAGTTGAAGTTGCTGAAGAAGTTACATTAACAGTACCGCTTTCTAAACTTGTAAAATATGCAGAATCGGGATCATTTGCTCCAATAACAATATTATCGATGTTTCCAGTTGCATTTGGTCTGATATCAACTGTTCCGCCTGCAGAAGGCTTAATAGTAACAGTTGCACCAGATGGACTTATATCGACATCAGATGTACCACCGACATTAAGTCCTCCACTAATCCCAACGCCTCCAGTAACTACTAAACTTCCGTTATTTGATGTAGTCGAAATAACGCCAGAATTTAAAAATAAATTTCCAACTGTTTGTGTAACATAACCTGACGGACTTTCTATAGTAAAATCAGTAGAGTTATACGACTTTAGTGTTACTGTTCCTAGATAAAGAGTTGATCCAATTAAGTATAAACTATTAAACGGATTGTTTGCTGTTCCAAGATTTACTGTAGAATTTCCTGGAATTAAATTTTTATAAAATGTGCTAGTTCCAAAAACATTAAATTCTTCACCAACAAATAGATTTCTTTGAACCGCTGCACCACCTATTACTCTTAAACCTCCGGAAGTTGTTCCTGTCGACTGTGTTCCAATACCAATTTCTGCATTTGCATTAATATTAGTAGTACCTGTTCCATCATAATAGAATACACTACCAATAGCAATTTGATTATCTCGCTTGTCTACTAAGTTGTCGCTTGCAATAGAAATTATACCACTTCCTTCGGTAATATTTTGTGCAACATCACTGCCTATAAACAGATTGTTAGAACCTGTTATTAAATTTTTAGCAATCTTATCACCAAAGAAGAAATTTTTTGTTCCATCTATTAATTTTTCAGCAGCACTATTTCCTATTGCAATGTTGTTATTTCTTTGTAAAATTTTTCCAACAGTACCGCCACTGACATACGATGAAAAGCCAGTTCCGTTTAACGAAGTAGATAAAATGTTGTTTGTATATAATGCTAATTCATTATTGTTAACTGCATCTACCCAATAATCATTATTATTGAGTTCGGTCATTCCCACAACATTTTCTATAAGAACATGTGTACCAGTAACAACATTATGCCCAATTACTTCAATTATCACCGGATTAGTATTTGTTGCCGAAGTAATATTTCCAATAAATTGTTCGTGCAACACTCCAATTTCTTTTAATGCACTGTCACCTATGGCAATAATATTATTAATATCTGTACCTGAACTAACTGCATATCTACCTATTGCTATAACTTTGTTTGCAGTTTCTAGTCCATCTACAGTGCCGTGACCGATAGCAATTACCTGTTGTCCATTATTAAAATCATTACCTGGTGTTGTTGCTGTTCCTTTGAATACAATGTTGTTCCAACCTTGAAATTCATTTTCAATATTCCATCCTGCACCAATTTGTAATTTATTAACTACTAAATCTTTTCCAACATGCATGTTTAAGCCAACACCAAGGCTTCCTTCGACGACCAGTGTTGCACTTTGAGTAGAAGTTGAATAGTACGTTGACCCTGTTTGCAATACTCTAATTACACCCTCAGGCAATGCACTTCTCATGCTAGCAGTATTAAATTCAATAAACCCAAGACTTGATCTATAAGTAGTTCTTAATAAACTATCAGTAACAATAGTAAATCCTGTGTCAATAGTTTCTGTTGGTGGGAGTTGAGGCATCGCTCCTTTTAGATCGATAAATTCTCCGCTTCCACCACGTCTTAATGTTGATCCACTTAATAATCTTGGCATAATAAGTCTCTAAATATTATTCATTAGCAGTTTCAAGTATACTTAAAATTAACTGACAAGTTCCAGATGTTAATGCAGAAGCCCTAATACTGTCTAAACTTTCAATAATTAATTTTCCTGTTAATACACTAGCAGCATCGTTTTCTGGAATTGCAAAATCTTTTACTAATGGTGATACAGTATTAGCAAGTTGTGATCCAAATCCTTGAGCATCGGCTAAAATTGGTAAATTTCTATAATGACTGACATTAACATATTGCGTTGTAGTAGAAATATTAGAAATTTGTGCCATTAATACGATAGAAGTTACACCAACAGGTGCTGTGTAAACTGTTGCTGTAGTAATATCAGTTAATATTGCTGTTTTTGTTTTAAATGTGTTTAATGGAATTAATGCCATAATTTTTCCTTTATGTTCCGCCGCCTTCGATTGCTAATATAAACGGTGTCATATTTGCAAATAGAGATTTAGTAAATGTTCTACCACTTAATACACCAGTTGCTTGACTAATTACTAATCCCGGACCAATTCTAAAATCTCCGTTTTGATCTGTGCTAGTAAAGAATACTTTACCGCCACTTAGTTGAACTGTTTCTTTTCCTTGAACTGGATCTGCTCGGCCTCTTTGTGGTAATGCTCCATAAGTTACACCTGCACCAACATATTCAAACACATATCCACTAGCACTCATGTAACTACGTTGATAGAAATTTATAGTAGAACCGTCTGGGAATAAATCTGTTCTTCTTACGTTTTCTCCTAAATCAACTAAATGATGAGTACCATTTCTTGACCAATAACTTAACCCCGACATTACAGAATTATATCTACCTCCGGTTTCTAGATCGTAGACTAGTCTTCTTAGAATTAATTTAACGTCTCGTTGACATTTTTCTACAATCATATCATATGTACTTTGAGAAATACCGTTAAATATCGTTCCTGCATATGTATTAGTTGTATATGCCGATACCTCATCTGCTAAAAATTCTATATTCCTTGAAATTAAGGTAGCAGCATTACCTGCACCAAGAGGTTGAGTTCCTTTTTTATTTCTCAATCGTTCAGGTATAATTGCTTCTGCTGATGTCACGTTAGTAGCAGTTAAAATAGATAGTATTTCACCAAAACGTAGATTAATAAAGTTTGCAGCCTGACTACCACCTTTAACCATAGGATCTGGAGTATATGTTGTAGATGTGTTCAATGGTGTTATTGGTTGATTATCAATTACCTTTAATGTTAGGCTGTTTAAAAATCTAATAGCATCTGCATGTGGTTCAACTTGATCGTATACCAATCCTGTAGAAGCAGTCGAAAGTAAATTTATACCGTTTGTTTTAGGATTAACTGCTACATCGCTGCTTAATACTGTATAGTATGCGTTACCGCAGAAATACAAATCAAAGAAATTAGGATTGTTTGGGTCTCCCCCGCCACTAATTAATGCTTTGTTCAATGTAACACTTCTATAACCTACATCTGTGACCACAGTACCGGTATCTGCATAGAATCGATTATTGTTTTGATCTCTGATATAGAGGCTATTTCCTATAGCAATTCCTTCTGTATCTATATCTGTAATAACAATGGTTCCTGTTGTTAATGTAGATTTATTTGGAGCAGCATTTAAAAATCCAGGCAACAATTGTTCGTTGAGATGTCCTTCTGGAGGCTCTACTTCCATAATTAACGATATATGAGGCCTATCTGCTAAATCAGGAATAAACACTTCTACTTTTGCTGCTTTTGGCCAATATCCGTCAGGGAAAAACTGATCAAAATCTGGATTCCTTGCGCCTGTGTTTGTATCAAATGCTTTTCCTGGAGGGTTGTAAATAGTTCCGCTAAATTTACGTTTACCAAATCCTTTAGATAGCAAACAAATGTCTCCGAAGTTTGCGTTACTGTTGACAATACTTGCAATGCCTCCGTTGTCTGTTTGAACTCCTACGGAACAGAAAATTGTAAACACAGAAACTAACTGAGCATATCCGTCATTGGTAATATGAATACCTCTACCACCTTGATTTACCTGTGTAAAGGCGTCATAAACAAAAGATTGAATTGGACTGCGATCACTAATTACAGCGCCGTCTACTAAACTTCCACCCATGGATCCAATTGTATCAACTTTTCTTTGATTCCATGTGCTTGTGTTTCCTGTAAGTTCAAAACTTAATTTTTCAACTTCTGCATCAGTATACGGGAATATTGTAGTATCACCAAAATATAAAGTAGCATTAGTACCAAAACCTACAGTCGATGTATTCAATCCAATCAAATAAGTACCAGTAGATGCAGTATACACCGCAGTAACCTGTGGACTGATTATAACATCCGATCCATTTAAGCCGGTAAGTGCAAATAAGCCCCCACCGGCATACACAGGAGGAGCATATTGTGGTCCTTTTTCGATAATTGTTGTTATGATATTAAAATTTCGTTTAATTGCTTCTTGAGGACCGTATTCGTATCCATAATCAAAGAACAAATTAATTACTTGAGTAGCATCTGTATTAGTTTGAGGTGTAATTACTTCGTTGGCTGCGGTCATAGTGCTTAAGAAAGACACATAATTAATAGCCAATGTAGTTGTAGTAACTTGTCCCGAAACATAATTATAACCAGCACTCCAATATGCAAGACCGGCTTCAACGCTCTTTTGATTTCCGCCTAATAATATATCTTGGCTTACTGCATCAATTAACAACCCGATATCTCTGTAGCATTTTGCTTCATCATAATTGAATGCAGTTGGATTATATGTTTGATCAATATAAGCAATAACTTCTTCAACTAAAAATTCTTTATTAGCATAAAGATTGTCAAATGCTTCTAATACATTTGTCACTGTACTAGCAGTAAATGCAATTGATTGAGGAGGTAATGCTACTGCCGATGTTCCAGTTATAATTCCGTTAATTACATTAATTGCAGAATTTAATATTGCAGATTCAGAAACTGTAGCAGTTACTTGAGTAAACACCTGCTTTACTTTGTTTTGTTTTGGTGTTACAGGAATATTTTGAATTACTTGATTACTTAACAGAGATAGATATTCAAATGCTTCTATAGTTTGTGATTGCTGTGCTTCAACAGATGATGTTGTTACACTAAATCCATAATAATAAAGTCCATTTTGAATACTTTGTCTATTACCACCGTGTAATAAATCAAAAGCAACTGCATCAATAATATATCCAACGTCTCGCTGGCAAGTTGCTGTGTTATAGACAAAGCCTGTTCCTGAAGTTACATAATCTACGTATGCAGTAACTTCATTGGCCATGTAATCAATGTTTGATCTTAAATTATTTGTAGCATTTTGTACTGATAAGAAATTACTAGGTTTACCATTTGATTCTATTATATCAGTCCAACCTGTAGTTTTACCATTTAAAATTTCTAAAATTTCATCAAATCTACTATTAATAATAGATACTTCATTAAGTGTTGCTGCTTGATATGTAGTTGTTACCTGAGGAACAAGTGTTTGATATCTAGGAATTAGATCATCTGCAGGTGTAATATTTAAAATAATTTTTCCTGCTAATTCTTTCAAGTAAGAAATAGCCAGCGTAGTTGTATTGATTTCATCTACAATCGTTGGTGTTAAATCTTGTTGCTTCCAATATTGCAATCCAGCAAATGTTGATTGACTCCAATTTGCAGTTGGATACAGCATATCAAACGCTATAGAATCAATAATTAATCCAGTGTCTCTGCGGCATTTTATTTCACTATAAGGGAAACTTGCACCAATTAAGTTATTATTAATATAATTGATAGTTTCTTCTTGCATGAACTTTCTGTTAGCCTGCATTAATATTTCTGCGCTAACAAATGCAGAATCAGGTCCAGTACTTTGATATAAATCTGGTTTTGCATCAGGCCCGTCATTAATAATATCTGTTATAATAGTAAACAAATTATCTATTGACTGACTTGCTATTTCTCCACCAGTTAAAACCCAGTTAATGACTTGAGAATAATTGTTACTGCCTATAACTGTTGCAGTAGAATTAACAATTATTTGTTGTGTTAAAGTGCCAAGATAATTAATTGCAGCAGTAGTTTGTGCTTCTTGACCTGCGATTAAACTTACAACTCCATTGTAATATGCCAAGCCACTTTCAACTGATTTTTGGTTTCCACCGAACGCTGCATCATACGCAACATTTTCAACTAATATTCCAACATCTCTTCTGCACTTTTCTTGGCTATAAGTAAATGATGTATTCGTTGCAGTATTCCACCAAATACTTGATGTATTTCCTATATTGGTGGTAATTTGATCAGAGATCCAATTAATAACTTGTTCTTGCAAGAAAGGTTTATTTGCTAGCATTAAAGTTCTAGCATTGAAGAATCCAGGATTTTGCTGTCCTGAATTTATACTCATTCCAGCAGTAATAGTTCCTGTAGTAACTGTAACTAATAAAGTTGTGGTGTTCTTAACCCAAGTACCAGTGCCAACTGCTTCAGGAATTTGAACTGTTTGATTTGGTTGATATAATGTTCCATCTTTCAACCAAGGTCCGCTCTGATTTGTACAGTTTTGTACATAAGGAGAATGGAATAAATCAATTCGTTTATCACCTTCTAATGGAGGAAACGCTGTCGCATAGGCTCCTCTATTAAATCCAGGAGCATATGGGCCTTCTAATAATCCACTTCGACCATTTAAAAATGTCATGTAGTTTAGATAACATCCACTATCTACATGGAATAAATCTTGTGTTTTATTAATTGGTTCAATAAATGTAGTTCTAATGTCAGAACCACGAATACTTGTATAAGGTTTTAATCTTAATGGATTATCTTCAAGATAACGCCCGGCGCTGACTAAAATCTGTGTACCTGGTTGATAATACGGACTGTTTAATGCACCTCCAATTGTACGACATGCTCGGCTAGAATCTTGCGCACGACCGTCATTGGTATCATTTCCGTCAACAGTGACATACAATGTATTTGTAACTACTGGTGCAGTACCAACTGGATTAGTACCACGAACTCTAATATCACCAATAATCTCAGTTAAAGGATCTTTTGGTATAATTTGTATACTACCTGTCGTGGATCTAATAATTTTAGTGTATAAATTTTCAATGAATCCGTCTGTCCACTGCCTATTTTCTTGACCAATTGTACCAGTAGAATCTACTTGAGGTAATACATTTGTCGCTGTTACATTTCCGCCAACATAAGCATCTTGAGCAACATTAATATTTTCTCCGACAAATACATTTTTTTGTATTCCAGCTCCGCCAACAACTTGCAAAGCACCTGTTAAAGTACTAGTCGCTTGATCTGTTTCAGCAACGATTATTCTATCTGTGGTAATTCTTCCTAAGAAAGGATTATAATTTAATCCGTCTTCAGTTCCTATTTCATCAATAAAAACTGCACTTTGATTTGAAGGATCTTCGTTAATGAAAATTAATTTTAGTTCTTGATCTATATTTGTTGCAGTATAATCAACGAAAGTTGTTGTGTTTGCAGTTTCGATTCTACCATAAATGTATCCGCCGACGTTTAAATCTTTTTCAATACCAACACCGCCAGCAATATATAATGCACCTTGTTCTCGTTGTTCTTTTGTACCGTAAACATCATTTGGATCGTATGGTCGTCCTTGTGGTGAAGGTAAGTACGGATTCCAAACGTTTTCTGTATTAGTAATTGTGTTTCTGTAAGTAGTACCTGTTCCTAAAGTCAAAAAACTTCCTACATATAACCTATTCCAATAATTTTCTTGGGAGCCAATATCGTAAGTTTCTTCTTCTTGAGGAATTAAGTTATTAATAAACTGTGCAATAGGGTTAATTGTATCAGCATCAGTGTTACCGAATATAGAGTTATTATTAACAGTTAAATCTCTTTCAACTGTGGCATTTTGATCAACAAACAGATCTCCCGTCACCCTAGTTTTGGGAGATTGTAAAATAATGTTACTATTCGGCACAAAAACTAATACATAACCGTCTAGGGCCTTAATTACATAATTTCCGGGATAATTTGATACATTAGTAAGTGACATTTATTCGATCCTCAGATGTATTTATTTTTAATGGATTCTTATTTGTACCGTGTCTATCATTGCAGAATTTTTATGAGGCCATCTTGGATGACTCATAAATCTTAAAACAATTCCGAATGAATTGTTAATAACACCTGAGTTTGATATGTTTGTTTCCCATAAGTCATTTTCGTTTCCATAAATTTTAATTGGTGCTAAATCTAAATTTGCTTTATTATCTCCAATTAATTTGTCATTGAGACACAATTGAATGGTATCATCAGTTATTCTACCGAATCTATTCATTGTAATTTTTACTTCAAAACCTGATATGTTCGACGGAATATTGATAAAATTAAATCCGGTTAACTTTAAAAAATATGTTTTTTCAACTAAATCTTTTTTTGGATCACGAGCAATGTGTAATAAGTCTCTTTGAGTTTTAACAAATTTACCGTCTAAATTTTTTAAACTATAAAAGTTGTCAATTTCAGTCCATTGAACATGAGAGGTTTCACTATCTTCTTCGGAATATTGAATGATGTTTGTAGGTAAAGCCCAATTTGATGTCATACTACTATTTACCTGTATAAAAAAATAGGGGGCGAGCCCCCTATTAATTTAGATTTAACTAGACATCAATGATTGTCAACTAAGACATCAGTACTGTTTGCTGCATCTAAATTCCATCCAACAGAAGCACCGCTGTTAAAGACAAAACTTCCACTGGCTGTAGATTGAACAACTACGGCTCTGCGGGCAGTTAATTTTTTAACCCAATAAGTACTTCCATTTCCATCTGTTGCAAGAATATTCATCTGACCTGCAACTAGTTGATCTGTATTAGTACTGACTAATCTTGCTACATCTGTACCATTTGCTGTTTGAACACGGTATTTTTTACTTGCTACCTGTTCGTCGATGTCTGCAACTAATGCAGAACCGCCTGTTAAAAATGCAGTAGCACGAATAACGTTGCTTACGCTAGTTGTTAATGTAGCAGTTGCACTTCCAATAACACTCATACTAGTTCCAGTAAACGAAACTGATGGTACTGTTAGGTATCCAGATCCTGCAGAATCTACTGTTACGCTTGTTACTGTGTTTCCAGTTTTTACAGCAGTACCAGCAGCAGTTGTTCCGCCCGGCAAGTCCGGTGCACTGAAAACAACGGTAACTGTTAATGTAGATTCAGGGTTTGTTCCAAGTGTAACTAAACTAACACCTTCACCACCTGTACCTGTTCCTTTAGGTACTCCGAAATATTTTGATTTAATAGGACGTCCCATTTGTTTTTCTCCTTATATTTGGCGTTCTAGGCCATACGCGGTTGGACCTCCGCATAATACTCTAGACTCTGTATTTAATAAAAAACCCGCCGAAGCGGGTTTTGATGGTGTAAAAATCAAGTAGTTGATTACTTGAAACTTACGTTTGCACTTGTGATTGCAACCTTACCTAAGTAATCAGCAGCGTTACCTAGAGAAGATGCTGTGTTTGTTAACTCAACATATCCGTAACGTGTTAGGAAGCCAACTACTGGCTCGAATGTTGCTGGATCTAGAACAACACCAGAACTCATTAGAGGAATATATGGGCAATAGAACGCAGCAGCGTCTGCTTCGCTAGAACCCTTATAACCAACAAGAATTTGGTTGTTGTCGTTTGTGTCGCTCATGTATGCATCAACATAAACACGCATTGCACCATTTAGAGTACCAACGAACTTGGTGTTTGTTGGAGCCTCGAATGTGCCTTCTGTTGTACGTGCAAATGCACTGGTTGTTGCGCTCTGTAGAATTGTTAGAGCCTGGTTAGAAACAACTGCCCAGTTAGCAGAACCACGACGTGTTCTTTGAGCAATTAAGTTACTTACACGGTTGATTTGAATTGCTAGAGCAGCATGTTCGTCACCAACGAATGTAGCAGTACCAGAAACTAAAGCCTGGTCGTATGTTTCTTCAACACTTGCTAGAGCACGTAGATTTGTTAAAATCTCTTGGTCAATTTCAGCAGTAATTTCTTGTGCTAGAGCAGCCATAATTTCTGCTTCGATATCAATACCTTGTTGTGCTTGTGCATCTTGTGCAGCCTCAAAGGTCCAGCGTGCGCTTAGTTTACGAGACTTAGCTTCGACTGGTGTCTTTAAGATTTGAATGCTCATACGCTTACCTGGTGTACCTTCTAGAGCGGCAGTTGTTGCTGCGCCGCCTGCAGAAGCGTTATTTCCAGAATATGCTTGAGCAATCTTGAATGGGCTTAGTGCTTCTTCACCTGCTGTCACAACATCACCAGAACCAACACCGTCAGCATAACGAACACGTAGAGTGTGGATCTGTGCAACAGGTCCTGTCATTGGCTGAACACCAATGATTTCGTTAGCAATAACTGTTGGCATAACACGACGAATAACTGGAAGAATGACACGATTTAGTGTAGCAATATTTCCAGCACTTGTTGCACCTGCTGTTGCAGACTCTGCTAAGTAACGACGTGTGTTTTCTAGGCAAACGCCCATAGAAGCTTTACGGTTACCTTGTAGGCCTTCAAGCAGAGCTTCTTTGGTCTCTGACCATCTTTCATTTAAAAGTTTTGACATTTAAGTCTTCTCCTTGAATTTATTTTGATAGACCCGCCAATTTGCGGATATCTACAATGTTATCTAAGCCTACCTCGGGCTTTACTTCACGGTTGCCTGTTACAGCAGTCCCTTCTGTTAAAGTAGTTTTCTTTTCTACTTTTGTTTTTGCGCCTTCCATTACTGCGGGTAGGTATTTGTCGAATGCAGAACGTAGTTTTGGTGTTTGAACACTTTCTAACAATTCTTGCATTACCCCTCTTTTTTCACCACTAAGTGGTGACATTAATTCGGCCATTAATTGTTTGCGCTCCATTAGATCTTTAGTAACGCGAATTTCACGTTGTGCAGATTCTACTAAAGTCGACTTTTCTTCAACAGCCTGTTTTGCTTCTGCTAGTTCTTGTTCTTTCTTTTGAATAATCTTTAACAATTTGCTTGTTTCAGATTTTTCATTTAAGTAAGAACCGGCATACTCCTGTGCAAATGCTTCATAAATTCTTCTTCCAAAATCATTGTTACGAGCACTGTCAATATCTTCCTTAAGCTGAGTAATTTCAGCAGTAAGTTTCTTAGTCACAGCCTCTTCAACAACTTTTGCGGAACGTTTAATGAATGCAGTTTTGAGTTCTTCAAATTTAGATTTCGCTTCACGAATAAGTTTAACTTTTGTTTCTGCTAAATCTTGTTTATCGACCGCAAATTCTTTAATTTCTTTAGCAAGTGCGTGTACAATAAACTGTTCTAATTTTTCAAAATTTTCACCTACCTTACGGCGATCATTTTGAAATTCTACTACTTCTTTACCGAGTTGTTTGATTACAAATCCTTCTAGCTTTTTAGCATTCTCATTCATCTTTGAAAGATATGCTGATTTTGCTTCTGCTAGAGCCTTTTTGTCTTCATGCAATTCGGCCATTTCTGCGGCCAATCTGTCGCTTAACATTTTGTCGATTGCTTCAACCATAATGTGTTTATCATGATTGTACTTCTGAGCAAATTCTTCACGAAGTTCAGCGGTTACTTGGTCGCGATTCTCTTGTAATTTTTGGGCAAGAGCAGTTTCTAACTCAGACTTAACGTCTTCGTTAATTAACCCACTTTCAACCAATTTTTTGAATGCGTCCAACATTTATATTTCTCCTCGGGCTTATTTTAGACCTTTAATAATATTAAGGAGTGATTCCTTAAGATATTTTTGGGCCTTTGGATCTTCTTTTACTTCTGTAGCAACTCTAAATGCTTTATTTCCTCCCCTAGTGTTCATCAAATGCTCATAAACAGGAGTCGGATAAGCACCTGGGGCGCTAGGTTGTGCAACTATATCCACAGTAATAATTTCAAAGTCAGATACTTTGCCAGTCATATCGTCAACGTTGCCGCTGCCTCTACTACTGACGCCAAGTTTTACACCACTTTCAAGCATTGTGCGAATAAGGTTGCCCATTGGGGTTGGTAAGATTTTAAACTTACCGTATCCATTAGGACCGTCCATCCACATGTTCATAATCATGTGACTAACACGGTCTAAATTAACTTTAAGATCATCTGGATGATCTACTTCTCCAAGAACACTATAACCACTTTCGATCTGTTGATTTAAAGTTTTAACTGCACGTTCAATTTCGTCAACAGGATATACTCGTTGATTAGCATTTCGAATACCTCCTTGGATAGCAATACCTTTTAAATAAAGATTTTTGCCATCTTTGTCGTCCGACTCCATTATGATACCGGACTGATCAAAACTTAAATGTTCTTTTAAATATGCAAATTTCATCCAGGTTCTCTAATTACTTGCTATATGGCTTTAAGAATTGCTTGCTTGTTGCAGGATCAATGCTAGTTTGACCGGCTTTGTCGCCTGTTCCGGAACCTACTGGACCTGGACCTGCGCCCTTCCTCTCGGCACCGTGTCCACCTGCGACTTTGCTTAGGTTTTTAACACCCATTTTTCCGCCAGGAACATTTCCTTGTCCTTTGTCAAACTTTTCACCGGATGCTTTTACAACACCATGATTAACTTTGCCAGGACTTGTTCCAGTATTACTTTGTCCTTCAACTCCACCTTGAACTAGGTTTCCTGCATTAACACCTGCAGGACCTGGTTTGTTTTTACCGGATGCAATTGGGCTACGGCCTTCTACTGGAGCACCATCTTTATCACCTGTTCCTGCTCCGACATATTGACCTTGGCTTTTCATGGAATTTTTGTCCCAATCATTACCAACTTTTTCAACATATTCACGGGTCATGCGTTTGCCTTCAGCAAACCCCATTTTTAGATCTTCTGGCTTATCGTCACCGGGCATTGCGTCGCCCATGTCACCCATGTCATCCATGCTGCCCATTTCTCCACCTTTTGCCATTTCTAATTCAGCAAAGGCTGCTTCTAGTTCAGCAATAGCATCTTTAATTCCTGACATGGCATCTTCTTCAGAACCAGGTTCGTCAGCAGAAATTTCTTTTTCAAAATCGCCAGTTTTTTCTAATCCAGAAGGTTCTACGTCGTCGTCTCCTTCGTCCATGTCGTAAGCATCTTCAAATTCGGCGTCGTCCATTCCTTCTTCGACATCATCTTCGGCAGATTCTTCGACATCGTCTTCCATTCCTTCTTCGACATCATCTTCGGCAGATTCTTCGACATCGTCTTCCATTCCTTCTTCGACATCGTCGTCCGTCATACCTTCTTCAACGTCGTCTTCTGCTTCTTCAGCAATTAAATTTTCGTAAATTTCTCTAGACTTTTCAACAACGATTTCGTGAAAAAGTTCGTGGGCTTTATCCATTTCTTCGTTGACGACTAAGTCTACAAGTTCTTCAAACTTTTTAGACATTGCAAATATTCTCCTTATTTTGGTTGCGGCAAGGCTGTGTTATTATTTAAAAAATATTAAAAAAATGCAGACGAAATAGGCCAAAAATAGCAATTTTTGACCTAAAAAATTAAAAAAAATTATTTTTATGGTGCTGCTTCAGGTGGAGGTGCAGCATATATTTTTCTTACCAGTGCCAAATCTTCTTTTCTTTCTTTTTCCCTTGCATCGCCTGCTTTTCTTAATTCGTTTAACATTCTAAGAGTTAATCTAGTTTTTCTTAAATCATCAGGATTTAAGACGCTAGTGTCTTTGGAAGATTCATATCGAGGATCTTCCTGCATTTCTGCATTCTTTTTATCAAAATAAATGAATTCTCTTAAAAACATGATAATATTTATGCCGGTGGTGCTGGTTCAACAGGTGGCTGTTCAGATGGCATTCCTTCTGCAGGCGCTGTCGGTGGAGTAGTAGCATTAGATAAAGCCGACATATCACTGCCCATTCCCGAAGCAGTAATACCTACACTTCTCAATTCTGCACCTGCTGATAATGTTACATCTTCATCAACATTTTCTTCTTTCCAAAGTTTTTCATTATCGGCCATTTCTTCAGCAGATAATCCTAAGAATCTCTTTAAAGCAAATCTCTTTGACAAATAAGGAATTTGAGAAACATTGGTAAAGTTAGTCATTCTAACTCCATCCATTTCTGCTTGACGATAACTTGCAAAGTTTTGAGGAGGATTAAATTTTACTTCAAAAATATTGCTGTCGACATTAATTCCTTTGTTATGAAGATACAATTTAAATTCATTATCGAAATGCTCGTTAATTAAACTTTGTAATCTCTCACAATACTTGTTAAATCGTAATTCTTGAATGTATGCTGTTCCAACTCGACCATCATTGAAGTTAGATCCTCCGTCGTCGGGACCAGTAGGTAGATAACTGCTAGGAATCCGTAAAGCACGAAACAACTTATTAGTAAAATACTTAAGATCATCAATTTCTCCTAAATTAGTGCCCCCAGGTAATACTTCAACTTTACTACCTCGACCTTCTGCTGTTTGTGGGAAAAAATAGTCCTCATTAATTGAAAGTGGATTATATCCGGCATCTATTACGCTTTGGCTCCCGCCAGTGACACTTGGGATGCGTCTTTGGTTTACTTCATTTTTTACTCTTTCCACAAACCCCATTGCTAAGTGACTTGGCATGTTTCCAACGTCAATATAAAATACCCTACGCTCCGGTGCTCGTTGAATTCGATAGATAATAATAGCATCTTCAAGCAATTCTTTTTGTTTATATACTTTAAAAATTGCTTCTAACAAACTAGTACCAAAAGGATAGTTATTATCTAATCCTTCACTCATGCTGATATGAATAACATGTTCTGCATCTATAGCATATTGCTGTTCATTTTTTTGAAATCTATTGGCATTTAAATTTGTAGGATACGCACCGGTCATGCCCCTACTCATACCAACACCTGCATTATTACCTGCATAACCGCTGGCATATTGACTTCCACCGCCTGTTACGTTACTAGGATTAATAGCAGTTGTTGCCAATGTTTGTAAATTAGGATTAAAATCTCGAATTAGATATTGTTCAGGTAATTTACCCTCGCTTTCGTTAACAATAATACTGTCAACCTTTGCCGGATCAACATACATCCAACTTTGATTTTCTGGATCTCTTACAAAAAATACATCACCATATTTGAATGCATTTCTAATAATTTTAAATATTCTTTTTTGAAATTTATTCAGTTTTGACCATTGTTGAAGGTATTTTTTAATAACTGTTACTTCTGTAGTTGTGGCTTGTTCTTTAAAAAATATTCTAAATGGTGTACCGTTTTCTTCGTTTTGTTGTGTGCAAAATTCCGCTAAAATATCTAATGCAGCGTTTACCTCACTATCTGCATCCATAGTGTCGTATTGCCCATATCTTTCTAAACGGTTCGGATGACCAGAATAAACATCTGGCAAAAAACTAGAATAATTTCTATGTGCGGGTGTTGATGATAAACTTGATGCATTTGATCCATTTATTGGACTTAACGCACCAGAAGTATTAACAGGAGTGAAGTATTTTTTCCAAGACATAATTTTTACATGCTAAAAAGATCGCCGCTTAGAGCGCGAGTCGCATCAACAGTTCTCCTTGAATATTCGGCTGTTTCTTTAATATATTTTAAGGTTTCCGACGATATATTATTTAATCGTTGTAACTCATTATGTAAACTTTCCCACGACACATCTGAAGTAGAACTAACATCTCCGGGCAATTTTTGAGCAGCAGCAGATGAATTTTGTGTCGGACCTGTTGAATAATTTTGTAAGATTTCTCCTAATCTATCTAAAGGTAATACTGCTTCTGGTTGTCCTGCTTCTCCAATAAGGGCATTAGTAGGTTTAGTTACAATTCCCCCAGCAGCCATTGGAACTTTTTCTTTACCTGCTTTTAAGTAATCTACAACTTTACCAGCAAACCAATCTCCTCCATATGCTCCAATCATCCAACCTGCTGCGCCACCGGCAATCGTTCCAATACCAGGTAAAACTAATGATCCTAGTGCTGAACCTAATGCCCCTCCGGCGACACCGCCGGCTGTACTTGAAATTGACTTGGCTATATCTGCATAGAATGCACTTTCATCTGGATATTGACCTTTGCTTAATCCAATGTTTACTAAATCTAAAGCACCAACTAAGGCTGCTAGTCCGGGCACACCTCTCACAGTTTTCAAAATATCTAAAAATCGTTTTGGAACACTAAATTTTGAACCAGCAGCGCCTGTGGCGCCTGCACCCGCGCCTGCGCCAGCCGTTGCAGATCCTGCTGCGGTTGCTGCTGTCGTACCGGCACCGGCTGCGGCAGTAGTTGCCGCTCTAGCGGCTGTTGCTCCGCCGCCTCCTGCAGGTGGGCTGGGAGGTGTACTAACAGCAGGGGCGCCACCTGGTCTAGGTCCGCCTCCAGCAGTAGGTGCTCGGCCTCTTCCCCTTCCTCTGCCTCTTCCACCAAATCCTCCTACAAGTTGTACAAAAAGTGGTTTATCAGGACTATAACCGCGTCTAGTTAACAATCCACCTCCGCCAGTTCCACCACCTCCAGGACCTGCTGCTCCTGCTGCTCCTGCTGCTTTTTTTGCATCTAACCATTCTTTTGCCATTAAAATGGCTTTAAGTCCAAGTAATCCAGTTACTACCCCAGCAATTGCATTAGTTAAACTTCCACCTAATGCAGCATCTAACTTTTGAAATCCTTCTAATGCACTTTTAACTTTATTTCCTAAAAATTCAAAAGGTTCTTTTAGGAGATCTACCACAACTTTTAATGCTTCAAAAGATAGTTTAAATGCACCGCCAATAAACTCTCCAACTCTTGTTACAATGCCCCATAAAATTTCTAAAGCGACACCTGCTGCACTTAACCAAGGTTCAAGCATTTCACTAACAGTAGTCCACATTTTTTTAAACATGGGAATTATTTCATTATTGAGATAATTCCCTAACTGTTCAATTTTAGGAACAAGAACATCTTTTAAAAAATTTCCAAATCTGTTCAATACAGGTTCAACTAGTTGAACAATTGGATTTATAAATTTATCTATCAGAGATTTTCTTATTTCTTCCATAGATTGAAGAAATGTGGCTTGAGTCCTTGCTTGAGATCCAGTTTGTTGTGCTAATTGTTCTTTTCTTATTCGTTCTTCTTGTGCTTGGGCATCTTCTTCAGTTTCAATGCCTTGCATAGTTGATCTATTTTGAATTTTTAATAAATCAGTTGCTATTTCAGCATTTTCACCTTGTTGTAAAGATAATACTCTTAATACTTCTTGTTTGTCTTTAACGTCTTTTATTAACGCACCTTGTAATGAAGCGCCTAATTTTCCAATATCATCAATAGTTTTTGTTTTATCTTTAACTGTGTCTGCATATTTTCCTAGTACTTCTCCTGCATTAGTAGCAAATGCTTCAAACTTTTTAGCAGGACCTGTCATAGGAGGCAATCCTAATATTCTCGACATTAACGCCTGTTCTGCTCCCTTGCCTCCTCGTTGTCGAGCCTGAGCCAATGCTGCTTCTGCTTTTGCTCTTTCTTCTACACTTAATGTAGATAAATGATTTTGTAAGGCAGCGTTCGCTGCTCGTTCTTTTGCCTGTGCTTCTTGCTCTTCTCTACTTTCACCTGTCAATCTTGCTAATGCATCTAATTGTTCTAAATACGCTTTTGCACTTTTTTCAAGAGCCGCTGTGTTTTGCATTTCTTGACGACTTCTACCACCAGACGCACTGACAAAACTTGCTAAACCGCTGTTAACTTCTGCTGCTGTAAATCCCAATGCTTTTAATCTTATACCAGTTTCACCTTCTTGAAGTGCGTTGGAAAGTTCTTTAAAATTTTTAGCACCGTTGTTTACATCGGAACCCATTTTTGCTAAATTTTGTGAGTTAGCCTTATTAAATGCAACGTATTCTTCTTGGGTAAGTCGCATCGCAGCCATTGCTGACCTTACCGCAGTTAGTTCTCCTCCAAAATTTACACCGACACTGGTAATTTGTTGAAATGTTTTAAAATTTTGTTCTTGGTATAATTGTATTAATCTAAAACCTTCTGCTACTTTTCCTATAGGACCGGGCAATGCTGTAAATGCTTTTAAAAGATCGCTAGTTTGTGCTTGTCCTTCTAATAATTTTCCTCCAAAATCTCCTAAAGCCTTTCCTACATTAATACCGGCACTAACGACACTGGCAGCAAATCCTCCAACTTTTTGACCTATCCCCATTAATCCAGTATTAACTGATTGCACTGCTCCGGGGTCAACTGTTGCTCCTCCAGCACTGGCAGCACCTGTTTTTTCTGCAAGTCGTCGTATTTCGGAAACATTCTGCTTATTTGCAGAAGTAACGGCCATTAATAATGCCCGCAAAGTCGCTTCTGTTGCTGCGTTGTTTAATTCAACGTATTCGTTGCCAATTGTTCCTGTTACGTCAGCCATTGTTTTTTATGAGTTAAATTAGTAGATAAATAGTTTATCCGGGTTTATCAGTTTATTTATCGGAGATTAAAATGACATCTGATCCACTAAAAATTACACCGAATCCTTTGGCTGCATTTATGCGTCAGCCAAAGATTTATATTAAATTACCTAGCCAAGGTAAATTTTGGCCTAATGGAAGTTTAGAAGTAACCGAAACAGGAGAATATCCTGTTTATTCAATGACTGCTAGAGATGAGTTAATGTTAAAAATTCCGGATGCTGTTATGAGCGGTCAAGCAGTGGTTGATGTAATTCAAAATTGTATGCCACACATAAAAAATGCTTGGCATATTCCGGCTATTGATTTAGATATAATATTAATTGGACTACGATTAGCAACCTACGGTGAAATTATGGAAACTCCTATTACAGTAGGAGAAAACGAATTTACATGTAATGTTGACCTACGACAAGTTTTAGATTCATTATATGCAAAAATTTCTTGGGAAGATGCTATATCTATTAATGATAATTTAACTGTTTTTGTAAAACCATTAACATATAAACATATTTCAGAAGCAGCATTAAAATCTTTTGAAACTCAAAAAATAATGTCAATTGTAGGCAATGATGAAATTTCTGAAGAAGAAAAAATAAAAGCGTTTAAAGAAAGTTTTAATAAACTAACTGAAGTAACAATTAGTATTGTTCAAAATAGTGTTTATAAAATTGATTCATCAGCCGGTAGTACTGACAATCCTCAACATATAAAAGAATTTGTTAATAACATTGACAAACAAATGTTTAATACAATACAAAATTTTTTAGAAACACAAAAAGCCAACAATGCTGTTCCCAATTTAACTATTACAACACCGCAAGATATTAAAGATAAAGGTTACACAGAAGATAAAATTGAAGTACCACTAGTGTTTGACCCATCAACTTTTTTCGTCTAAGGCTTTTGTATCTAGACGTTGAAGGTATTGATAAGTTTATCAAAGAATACGATAAAGATACAAAAGCCTTAAAATCAGAACTTTACAAAATTTGTTGGTACATGAGGGGCGGAATAACTTTATCTGAAGCCTATGAACTTAGTCAAGAAGAAAGAATGTTAATTTCTAAAATCATTGAAGATAATTTAGAAACAACTAAAAAAACTGGACTACCTTTCTTTTAAATGTCCATATTTAAAAATTTACTGTAAAATTTTGATTCAGGAACTGCTTGTTGTTTAGGTTGTAACAAGGCAGCAGTTTTCTTCTTACCACCTTGTTGTACTTGTAAATTAGGTGTCCCAGTTGCAGGCGCTGTTGTAGGTGCTGCTCCAGTTGCAGGCGCTGCTCCTCTGCTTTTCTTTGCAACAATAGCGTCTACATTTTTCTTAACACTTTGCAAATCTCTTGTTCTTAAAGTTGGTATTGCTTGATTAATTTGTGTTACGGTAACTTTTGGTGCTGCCCCAGTTGTAGGTGCTGTTCCCGCAGCAGGTGCTGTTGCAGGTGCTGTTCCCGCAGCAGGTGCTGTTCCCGCAGCAGGTGCTGTTCCCGCAGCAGGTGCTGTTCCCGCAGCAGGTGCTGTTCCCGCAGCAGGTGCTGCCCCAGTTGTAGGTGCTGTTCCCGCAGCAGGTGCTGTTGCAGGTGCTGCCCCAGTTGTAGGTGCTGTTCCCGCAGCAGGTGCTGCTCCACCGCCGACTGAACTTTTTCCTGATTGCCAACCTTGCTTTACTCCTTGCCAGAAATTTTTACCTGCTTGAACTGCTCCGCCAGCAGTTGCACCTAATGCTGTACCAGTAGCAGTAGCAGCTCTACCAATTCCTTGTCCGACTTGCGCTGCTGTTAGTTCATCAAGTTGTTGGTTTTCAATAATAAGTTCTTCAATACGCATTTTATATCCTTCAAGGAGTAGTAGGTTGATTAGATCTCTTCGATAATACGTTATTTACTGTTTTTTGAATACTTTGTAAATCTCGTAATCTTAAAATTTTAATTGCTTGATTAATTTGAGCCACAGTAAGTTTTGTAGATGGCTGACTTGATGTTTGAGATACCGGTGAAGATTGAGTTGATGCAATATTCATAGATTGAAAAGTTGACGAAATAATAGAATCGTCAACTCCGGCATTTTTTAAAATATCAGCAATAGCATTGCTGTCTGTCGGACTTCCTGCCGCCTTCCATGCTTTCATTAACTTATCGGCGGTAATTTTAGTAGTTAAATTTGAACCAAATTGTTTAATTGTATCTGCAATACCTTCTTGAACTAGATATTTTCTATCTACAGTATAGAATATTTTTTTAATTTGTTGAAAAGATAAACTTTCCGGCGTTGATTGCTGCGTTGGTTTTTGATTTCCAACCGCACCTGTAACAGCGCCTTGTGCAGCCACTGCCAAAGCGTCAGACGCAGCCATTACACTTTTAGCACCATCTACAATTGCTTGTCTTGCATTTTCATCTTGTGCTAATTGAGCAGCATAACCAGGATCGGCTAATTTGGCTGCTGCATCTTTTGCCTGCTGAAACAATGCTTCTGCTTGACTATATTGACCGTTCCTCCAAGCCTCTGCTGCTTGATTCCATGCACCACGTATAGGTTCTAAATCTTCAGGTTTGCCTATTACATCTCGTAAATTTTGAAATGTAGAAGGTCCCGTACCACTAACCATAAAGGAAAGATTAAGTCTACGTGCCCCAGGAAATAAGTTATCAGCAACCATTTTTAACCCACTGCCTAAGAAATCTCCAATTTTATCAATACTCCAACCGGCTAAAGCACCAACTGCGGCTGCTTTAGCACCCTTGCCAATTGCAGTCGAAAGTTTTTCACCTTTCATTAATTCAGTAGTGCCTCTCAGTATTTGACCTGCGATAGCACCACCTAAAGGTCCTCCTGCTAATGATGCCACAGCAGTTAATACACCAATAATTACTGCGGTTTTTCCAGGATTTGCTTTAGCCCATTCTCCTGCTTGAGTTAAGTTTTGAGTTAAATTTGGAAACTTAGAACTAATCTTTGCTTTTAGTTCTTCAAATTTTTGATCAAACGCCTGTACAGGTTTAGTGTTTTGCGCCCACTGCCCTGCTTTGTTAATAATATCGTTAACTTTTTGAACTGCTTGGACAGGCAATTTTGCAACATCTACGGCTTTTCCCAATCCAGTTCTGTTAGATCCACTAGCAGTTGCTGATTGCTCTACATTTTTAAATAATTGAGATATTTGATCTGTAGTTAATGTTGCTTCAATTAAAGGTAAAAACTCTCTATGTATTCTTTTAATTATTGTATTTTGTTCTTCAGTCAAACCTCGGCATATATTCTCTAAGAGAATTCGGCTTTCGTTTAATTTTTCTTCTACAATTAATCTTTGAGAAAAAGTTAAAGGCATAATTTTATCCACTCTATATCACTATTTATAAACGAACTGCGTTCGTATGCTTCTTCGTCTAAGGACTCGAAGCATATTTAGATAGTTAAGAGAGATATATCATCTAGATTAAGTGGTCACTCTTTGCCCGAGCAGGGCAAAAAAATAACTGAACATCATCTGAGTTGCACAGTCACATAGCATTACTGCATTACAGTGGCGGTCGACCGGTACCACGAGCAGCGTCTTTATTCGACGGCAGGAGCATCTAGGCATGCTATCACCTATATGTCCGTTAGGGAATTACCCTTCTTTTTGCCTATTCAATCCTCTTCAAACAACCAAATCGCAGGGCTTAGTAGCGATCCTCATCCTTTCGGGTAGTGGTTGAGTACTCACAGCGGCGAGAGTTTTCCGTTCCCTGCGATCCGAGATCCAGGTATTGGGCATAAGAAATTAGCCTACGCTGAGCCTTTACCGCTTAAAAGTGCCTTAAGATTTTAATATGTGTGAGCCATGGACACGGACTTGTATATGCCCGTTATAATATTCGTTTGTTTCTAAAACTCGCCTTGAAAATTGTTCTCTTGCCTCAATGTAACTGCATTCTGCTTTAGATTTACAAAAATAAAGTATTTCTCTTATAAAATTTTCTGTGCCTAGTTGTACTACATCTTTATTCAATTGTTCGTTTGAGCCATAATAATCTTGCCAGTCGCTGTCTATTTTGCTTCGAATTTTCTTTTTCTTTTTTGTGCCGTTCTTTAACTTTACAGTCTTGTAGGTCGTTTTACTAAATTTTGCCAATTTTTTGCCAATGTATTTTCTATTTGTTATTTTGTTAGTAATGATATAAACAAAGCCTACACAATCTTCGGGTAATTCTGTTATGGTATTATTTTGATATAGCCAAGTCATGTTTTTTCGTCTTTTTCGTTGCTTTTTCTTCTCTAAGACGAATTTTTTCTAATCTTTTGTTTGCCATAAATTCTTGTGATACTTTTTGACCTTGTCTTTTCATTTCATTAGCAATTTTTGCAATAGATCTTAAACTCCTTCTAGAAACCATAGCAGGATCTCTACCTTTGGTTCTTATAAAGAGTTGGTGAGAATTGTGTAAAGTAGCAAACTCTGAAATTAGTTGAGAGTATAAATTTTTATATTTTTCTAATTCAATGTTCGACATAATCAATATCATTTGAATAACTTGTAAATCCGTTTTCTTTTGTTACTTTTAATACGTTGTTAACTCGTCCAATCAATTCATCTTTATGAGATATTAAGTATATATTCTTATTTCTATCCCTGGCCATTTTTTTCAATACCGCTAAACTGGCTTCAACGCCGGCAAAGTCCATTCCTGCATCAACCAATTCATCAATAAACAACAAATTGATACTTTGGTACAGTCCTTCCCAAACATCTCTAAAAGCAAAACTCATTGAAAGGATCAGTCTATTTCGTTCTCCCCTGCTTAAATTATCAAAGTCTAATTCTTGACCTAATTGAGTAATTTCTACAGTTAAATCGTTTTGAAACACAACCTTGTGAGGAAGCCCTAACTTGTCAATGTAATAGGTTAATCTTTTGTTTAGGTAATTTAAATTTTGATCTATAATTTTCTTTCTGATAAAACTATCTTTATTAGTTAATAATTTTAATAAAAACTCTTGATGATCTTTTAATTTTGTTAGATCGTTAATGGCAGTCCAATCGACTGTTTGAATTGCAGTTTTCTTTAAATCATCTATTTGTTCTTGATAAGGATTTTTTTCGTCTGCTTTTTCTAACAAAGATTTTTCTAAATTATCGAGATTATTTTTGTGTCCCAGTGCTTCTGCTTCTGTTTCGTAAAATGTGTTAGGTTTAGGAAAAACATTTTTTTCGCTAATTTCTTCTGATATTTTTTCTAAATCATTTACTACCTTATCAAAGTAAGTTTGTGCATCGGCTAAATTATTCATAGCAGTTGCAGTCATTTCTTGGTGTTTATGATCGTGCAACTCTTGTTCACACGCCGGGCAAGTTTTACTAGATAGAGACTCTACTTCTCGAACATATTTGTCTCTAGTTTTTTGAGCCTGTATAACTGCGCTTTCTAGGGTTGCTTTTTGTTTGTTAAGACCTCGAATTTTTGTATCAAGTTCTTCCCAAAGTTTTAAATTTTTATGATTTTCTAATTCTTGAATAATATCTACTGATTCGAGATTAACAATGGCTCGACCTAAACTTTCCAATTCTTGTTGATGTTTAGTATCCCATAGATTACTTTTTAATTGCAAACTATCAATACTTTTTTGTATGTTTTCGTTTGATGTTTTAATAGTTTCAATTTTTAAATTTTCTGCTAAAATTTTATCTTTGGTATTTTTGATTTCAATTTTTAAATTTTCTGCTTTTGTAGAAAGAATAGTAATTCCAAGAAGTTGTTCAATAATTTCTCGTTGATCTGCCGCTCTCATTGCAAGGAACGGTTCAGTGTATGTATTAAGGGCAACAAGATGTTTAAACATTGAATGACTCATTTCGAGCATTTCTTCAATTGTTTTTTGAGTTTCTCTACTATCTCCTTGACTTTCGTCTTCATCTTTGGCTTTTAATTCTTTGTTATTAACAAACAATTTTAAAATGTTAGATTTTCTGCCACGCTCAATTCGATAGTGTGCGTTGTTTTTTTCAAAGTCAACAGTAACTAACATGTTTTTACCGTTGATTTTATTAATAAGATTTTCTTTTTTAATATTAGTTAATGCTTGGCCGTACAATGCGTAACTTAATGCATTAATAATTGTAGTTTTACCGGTACCGTTTCTTGAACCAGTATCGTCTCCGCCAAGGTCTAAGTTTGATCCAAGCACAAGAGTTAAATGATCTTTATTAAAATTTACTGCCTGAGTTTGATTACCCACGCTCATGAAATTTTTAACAGTAATAGTTTTTAGTTTAAACATTGATTGATTCTAAGTTTTTTCTTTCAAATTCACCAAAAATTTCAAGAACATCTTTGGGAATTTCTTTTTCAGGGTCAACCTTTACATAAGGATTGTTTCGATTGAACATATCTTCACCTTTTAAAATTTTTTCTTTGATGTGTTCGGGTGTTTTAAATTTGTCTTGATTAAATTCTTGGTGAGCAAATGTTTCGATTTTATATTGAATAGTTTTTACATCACCCCAATAAGTTAGGTGCCATCCGCCTCTAGAAATTAAACCATAACCGTATTTTTCATTTCTTAGTTGTTGCGGGCTTAGTTCTTTAACAATTTTGTTAGTGCTGATTGTAGTACCTCTTATTGGGACAACCTGTTTTTGTCTAAAATTATATGCATAATGATCTTGCTCAACTGCTAATCTATCCCAACCTTTAGAAAAATATTCTTTGGCAATGTTAATACATTCTTTATGAGGAATTTCGTCAAGGTCACTAATCATAATAATATCGTGGTCATCGAATAAATTTAATGCTTTGCTAATATAGTTTCTTTGAGCATTTTCTTGTTGCCACGGCCCTGTGTCATAATCTCTTTCCCAGGAAGGTAATTTATTATAATTAAACTTTTCTCGATCTACAATAAAGGGAAAATAGAGAATTTTATCTAAAAATTCTCTATACCTAAATAAATTTTCTGCAAAGTGCAAAGGTTTTTCATGACCACTTTGTGTAATGTTCGATTCTACAAGAACAAAAAAGTCGACATGATCTTTTAGATATTGTAATCTTCCTTTTAATAATTCAAATTCATTAAAAAACATAAAACAGTCTACTATTTTCATATGCTGTTGTAAATTTTTAATAAAACGTTTTTGTCAAAATCTTTGCTATCAATATTAACTAGTTGTTCTGAAACAATTTGATCAACACTTTCAAATTTTTGATCTGGGTTGTCATCAATAGTCCCTTCAAGATTTATTTTATCTTGAATTAAACTTATTTCTCTAATATCGTGTTCTTTAGTGAAAGTTTCTTTAATAAAATTTGCTTCTTCAAAACTAATATCGATATCTAAATTTACTTTTAAGTACATTTTAGATTTTAAAATTTCATCCTTCTTATCAATTAAATCTGAAAGTTTAACATGTCTAAATTTGGGACAATCGAGCCAGTTTATATATTGTGGCTCACCTCCCCATTCTAGTATCATCATACCGCGCTCGTCGTCCCAAGAGTCTGCAAAATTATGAGGAAATGCATTACCAATATAATGCACTTTTCCTCTACTTTGTCTTTTATGAAAATGACCACTAAAAACGTAGTCTTGATTTTTAAAATGTTCTGCTTGTAATTCACCGGTGTCTGGCATTTGAACCATGGCGTTCATGTAAAACAACGGTAGTTCAAAATGACCGAACATATATCGACTTTTAATTTTACTGATATCTTTCCATTCGTCGCCTACCAACCACGGTACTAAAGTCACATCACCTATGGTGCATACATTTTCGACTACAGTGACGCCTGGAATATGTCTTCCAAAGGCAGAACTGTGGACATCTCTTTTGTCTTTGTAAAATAAGTCGTGATTGCCCGGAAACCAAAAAAATTGTTCAAAAGAAGATCCGAGTTTTTCTAATAACTTAATACTTGTATCTAGTGTTACAAGATTTAAACTATTTCGATTATGACTCCAATCCCCTAAAAATATTCCAGTCTCACAATTATTTTTTTTGGCTTCTAAAATAAACCAATCGATAAACTCTTCGCAATCTTTAAGATGTATCGGTGAATTACTTTTTAATCCAACATGAAGATCTGTAAAACAGGCTACCTTTTTAAAAAGGTTCATATAATTTTTCTCCTAGTATTATTTTAAATATATTAAGAGTAAAAGTCAAGCCCCAGGTTCTTCTTCATCTTCTAACGATTTGGTTTTAGGTGCTCTAAAATTTTTATAAATTTCGGCCTGTCTTGCAGTTTCTTCTGCGTATTCGTGTTGATATTGTCGAGTAATACTTGGAGTTAATCCGGCTTCTTCCAACATGTCGTCTCGAATGTTTTGATTTTTCTTTTCAATGTTTAACACTCTAGTAAAACTATTAGTTACTGCCGCAGTATAATATGCAAAAGGATTTTCTGATTTGCTTTCGTCAAATTGCAACCCAATTTGACTTAGTTGTAGTATGGCTTGTCCCTTCATTTCGTCTACGTAAGTATAACCACGCCAGTTTGATCTCTGTGCATATCGTTCACTTAATTTTAAGAACATCTTTCCCAATTCTTCAGTAATTCTTCCATGATCCTTTGAAAATTTTCCTTTTTCTAAAGTGCCCTTCCAATGGCTTTTACCGACACACACTAATTCGTCGTTTTCATCAAATTTCCAATGTTGGAACGGGGGAAAATTAACTTTATCGTGACTATCTGCGGTAGTTTTTGTTGTTTTTTTTCTTCCCGGAGACAGGGGAATATGATCAAATGTCATTATTCTAAATATTAGATCTGTTTTTGGAATAGTTTTATAATTTGGGATACATTCCGAAAGTTTTGTTTTTTTATCTCCTTCGGTTTTTAATTTTAAAAATAATTCTAAACCTAATCTTTTTGCTCGATTTCTTTTTGCTTCTGCTATTGATCGAATATTAATTTTATCTATATTTGACAAGATTATATCATGTTGGCTGTATTCTTTTTTAGTAAAACTCGAAAAACTGCATTTGCTCTTATGGATTTCTGCTAATAAATCTTTATTATTTAAATATTTTACTTTTCGTAAAGTCGGTAACACTGGGTCGGTCATTATTGTTTTTTCCTTTGTAGTTGATTGTATTAATAAAAACTGCAAATGTCAACCATTAAACGGGTGGTTTATTTATTGGTTAAATACAATGATAAGGAAAAAAGAAATGAGCACTGAAGTTTATACTATCAATGGAAAGCAAGTTTCAAAGGCTGAGTATGAAGCGTTTAGAAGTTCTATAGATTCAACAACATTGCCTAGTAGAACAGACAATGCAAGACAAGCCAGGCAACAAACAGCAGAAATTTTTACTCCAGAAATTGACATTTATGGAGCAGGAAGAAACTTGCCTCGTGAAGAAACTCCTGAAGTTGACTACGGTGCTAGACCGACTCCTGCAGGAGATCCTGGTGCTATGCCTAAAAAACAAAAAGGCGATCCTGTTGTCAATGTTTATGATGTGGGAGGAAAAAAATTAGGACAAGATCTTAGAGTTAAAATTTTAGTTCCTCCTAATTATTGGACAAAAATTACTTCAGGGCCAAATGGCGCATTGAGAACACTTAAAGGTGTAATTTTTCCATATACCCCTAGCATTCAGTTTGATTTAAAAGCAGACTATAGTTCGGCAACACCGCTGCACTCTAACTTTCAGATAAATTTTTATCAAAAATCTTCAATAGGAAATATTAGTGTTTCGGGAAAATTTACTGTAGAATCAAAAAACGATGCATTGGTATTGCTATCGACTATGCATCTTCTTAAATCCTTGACAAGGATGCGATCTGGAGGAAGGACAGGGGATCCTGACAGCGGTAGTCCTCCTCCAGTTTGTAGGCTCGTAGCACATGGAAAATTTATACTTGATAATGTGCCGGTAGCCATAGGTAGTGTTAGGATGGAACTGCCCGATAGTGTTGATTATTTTACAATCGTCGATGATGAAATTTTTGGATCAACTTCAGTTCCTGTTGTCTCAACAATTTCTGTTACTTGTATACCTATGTACAGTAGAGCAGAAATGCAAGATTTCAGTGTTACAAAATATATTAACAATGAATCGAATTTTATATCTTCTAAAGGGTTTGTATAATGGCATTGTATTCTAAAGACAGTCCTTATTATTTGACATCTGTATCAAATGGTTATCTTGATACCTATGTTCCTAGAGATATACCTGCAGAAAAGGATGATATTTTATACACCATTACCTCGACATACGAAAATAGGCCAGATTTATTGGCTTACGATTTGTACAAAAATGAAAAGTTATGGTGGGTTTTTTCTGTAAGAAATAAAGCAAAAATTAAAGATCCAATTTTTGATATGCGGGCAGGCACAAATATATATCTTCCTAAAATAACAACCATTCAACGAGTGTTAGGTATCTAATATGTCTTCCAGGATAGATGTTCAAAATAATGTATATGATTCTCCAGAAATTTCTAGAAATACTAATTCTGAAGAAAATCAATTTCAGGAACAAAACAAACAAGAAGTTGTTCAGTCCGGTGAAAAAAATATCCTTCACAATTATAGATCAGTTACATATAATTGGACATTGGCCGGATGTAAAAAAGAATTTCTTTCAAATCCACAACTATTAAGTGAAGGAGAATTAGATTTTGTAATTTTAAAATCTGGAGGTAAAGGTACCACAGGTCTTTCAACTAACGTTGCAGGTATCGAAAGAAAAGTTGGAGAAGAAAAGATTACAGTAATGGAAGGAAATGAAGTTGTAGTTGCAGGAACTAAAGACATTACTGTGACAGATTATAGTGCATCATCTACAGTCGCAGGCTTTAATAAAGACAGTCCTGGTCGATTTGACATGTTTATAGACAATGTAGAAATTCAATCAGTAGCATCATTTAGTAAACAGTCAAATGTATCAATGCCTACGTCAATCAAATTTGAAATAATTGAACCATATAGTGTAAATGGATTTCTTGAAGCTCTTTATGTAACTTCTATTGCAACAGGATATACAAGTTATGTGCAAGCAAATTTTATTTTAAAATTAGAATTTAAAGGTTATAAAGATGGCAACGAATTTTCAGATCCAGAAACAGTTCCAAAATCTACTCGATATTTTCCTATAACATTTTCAAATATTGAAGTTGATATTACTGAAAGAGGAACTCGTTATAGATGCGAGGCTGTGCCTGCAAACGAAAAACTTTTTGGTGAAGCAAATCAAATTAAGAAACCTCTCAAATCCGAAGGAAATACAGTTAAAGAAATTTTATATAATCTTATTAAAAATTTAAATTCGCAAACAGTTCAAATGTATAAAGATACAAATGCTGGACTAGATAGTACACAAATTGACGAATATTTTATTAAGTTTAAAATTTTTGATAATGAACAAGGATGGATAGATAGTGATGACAGTCCATTGGCAAAATCTATTTTTGTCAAAGTTATGAAAGAAAATGCGTTATATAAGATGGAAGATCCTGCCGAAACAACTCAGCCTACTGCTTATAAGGTAGAAGGTGCTCCGCAACAAAATCCTCAACCTACTCCTCAGGATCAATCTAGAAATCCTGAAGGGTCAAAGTTAACTCCTACTAAATCAGTAATTCATATTAATGAAAACGCAAACGTTCACGAAGTTATTGCGTCAGTTATAAGAGACAGTGAATATACAAAAAATTTAATTGCTTTCTTAGGAAAAGTTCCAAATATTCCAGACCAGTTTGGAATGGTTGATTATTTTACGGTTCGAATAGAAGTAACATTAAAAAACGGAATTAATAAAGTAACAAAAAAACCAGCACAAAATATTACATATGTTGTTTCACCATATAAGATTCATTATACAGAAATACCAAATTATTCAGATGCAATTATTAATGAATCTGAACTTAAAAAATTAAGTTTAAGAGAATATAATTACATATATACTGGTCAAAACTATGATGTTATAAATTTTAGATTAAATTTTAATACATTGTTTTTTGAAGCATTACCTGCTGCTATGGCTAATGATAAAAGGCCTAGTTCTCAACTTGGATCTACTAGTGATGGTGGTAAAAAAATTGGAGCAGAATCACCGACTGTTGGAGATCAAAAACAATCGCAAGTTCCTCTTCCACCTAAAAAGATAGCAATTACTCCAGTTCAAGCATATGGAGGTAATGCAAGTCAGCCATTAGACGATCCATATTCTGTTATGGCGAGACATATGCATGAGGCTGTAGTTAATTCTAAAGCAAGTCTTGTTGATGGAAAATTAGAAATTTTAGGCGATCCATTATTTTTAATAACCGGCGGTATAGGCAATATAAATTTGGAACCAGAAAAAAGAGGTCTAAATAAAAATGGCGAAGCGAATCATCTTTACGGACAACTTTTAATAACAATTAATTTTAGAAATCCAATTGATATTTTACCTTTAGAAAACGGAGGTACTATGTTTTTTGATAAAAATAGAGTACCTTTTAGTGGATCATATCAAGTTACTGAAATTTTAAGTACTTTTAGAGAAGGTGTGTTTAAACAAACTTTAAGTGTTATTAGAGTACCTGGTCAAATATTAGATTATAGTGTAAAACCTACTGATCCAAAAACGCTGTTAGTTCAAACAAGTGATCCTGTTGATCAAGTTAGGGCTGATTCTTCAACTGCTAGGGGTGCTAGTTTTAGACCTAGTTCTGCAACGATAGCAGAACAACTTAGCCAAGGATCTTCTGCTACAACTGCCGCAGATCAAATTCAAGAAGAGGCACCTCCTCCACCCCCTCCACCTCCCAGCGGTGGTCTTGGTGGTACTCCTGTTACTAATTTAACTAGATCCTATGGACTGGCAGGCAGACCTAGCGGATTATTTGCAGGATCATCTGTTATTGGACAACCTTTGCCAGTTGATGTCTCATCAAACATTAGATTAATGTCAAATAACATTCCTTCATCTGCAATCTTTCAAGGATCAAGAATGCAAAACAGTGTTACAGGACTTTATATTAATTCTAGACAGGCTAAAGATATAGTACCAGCAGTTTCAAGAATTCCTCAACCTTCTATTAATCCTGGTGGTTTATTTGATCGAGCCAAGGGAGATATAGATTCTGCAGCAGCATTGGCAATTGCTACAAATGTTCTTACTGGAAATTTGCCTAAAGAAAGAGCTATAGGGTTATTAGCAACAGGAGTTATTAATTCTGCATTAAAATCTATTAAAAATCAATCTAATGTCGGTTCTGGAATTGGTGAGGGGGCAACTGTTTCTATAACAAACCCTGCTGATACTAGTTTGCCTGAAAATCAATTTTCAGGTACAGTAGAGCCTTTTAAGAAGTTAGGTAAAGATACCTTAAATGCAGTTTCTGGAATGGCAAATGATGTTGGAAAGTTTGTTGGAAAAGTTGGAGATAAAATTAAATCTTTTGCCGGAGGTCCTGCAGATCCAGAAGCAGTTGCTGCCGGCGTAGGAATTAATCCTTCTTCTTTATCTGGTATTGATCCTAAATTACAAAGTAAAGTTTTAGGGCAAATAAAAGACCTATCAAAATCTATTCCCTCTGATGTTAATTTAGAACAAGCCGTGGATACAGGTTTAGCGTTTGATATATTGCCGTCGAGCAAGATTCCAAATATTCCTCCTACTGCGCCATATTCTGTTGCACCTAATCCTTTATCTGAGATTGACAAAAGTTATGCAAGATCTGTAGTTTCTAAAAAAGGAGTGCAAGGTCTTGCAGACTTATATGGGTCTAGAAGTTTTAAAAATTTGTCAACGAATATTGTACCAGAAGATTTATTAAGTCAAGTTTCAAATAACCCTCAAAATTTTGAAATTAATCCTTATAAAAATTTAATTTCGACTGAAAATAGAATTGATAGTACTATTATTAAAGATAAGTATGAAACTTCGTCAAAATTAATTTCGAATCAAATAGGAAGTAAATCTGTAAAAGATAAAAGTATATTAGGATCAGTTGGGTCTAAATTTGGAAGTAATGCATCTTCTCCAAGTCCACTTGATCGACTGTTTAATAAATTAAATGATCCCAATGCGCCTCCTTATACAGGTGATGATCCAATAATTAGAAAAAGATTAGGACTACCACCGTTAGAATAATGGAAGAATAATATGGCAAATTTTGAAAAAAGACGCTCGGCAAAATTAGGGTCGCCCGGCCCTTTTTTAGCAGAGGTTAGAAATCACCTAGATCCCACTTATATGGGAAGTTTAGAAGTTGCACTATTTAAAGGTGTAGCACCAGATTTTGATCTTCAAGCAGAAACATATATTGTTAGATATTTAAGTCCATTTGCAGGAAATACAAGCATAAAATACGAAGGCACTAACAGTTCTGATTTTAACGATGTTCAAAAAAGTTACGGATGGTGGGCAGTACCTCCGGACATTGGATCAACAGTTATGGTTGTGTTTATTGACGGGGATCCTAATCAGGGATATTGGTTTGGTTGTGTTTCTGACATGTTTCAAAATCACATGATTCCTGGAATTGCAGCATCAAAACAATCTGCTATTACGGACGAGCAACGAAGAAAATACGGTACAGATTTGTTACCAGTTGCTGAATTTCATAAATCTTCTCGAAAGTTTTCTTTAAGTGTTGACAAATTTACCAAACCTGTTCATCCTTTTGCTGATAGGCTATTGCAACAAGGTTTATTACTAGATACTACAAGAGGTGTTACGTCTAGTTCTGCAAGAAGAGAAATACCTAGCGGAGTATTCGGAATATCTACACCAGGGCCCATTGATGATAGCCCCGGTGCAAAACGTGGAGAAATTGGATATCAATCTAAAGCAAGGATACCTGTAAGCAGATTGGGTGGTACAACTTTTGTAATGGATGACGGGGATGTTAATGGTCAAAATGAATTAGTAAGATTAAGAACACGCACCGGGCATCAAATATTAATGCATAATAGTCAAGATTTAATCTACATTGCTAACAGTAAAGGTACAGCATGGATTGAATTAACTAGTAACGGTAAGATTGATATTTTTGCTCAGGATAGTGTTAGTATTCATACTGAAAATGATTTTAATTTTAGAGCAGATAGAGATATAAATTTAGAAGCAGGTCGCAACATACACATTAGGGCCGATGGAAACATGGAAACAAATATTGTCGGCCATTATTTTTTAAATGTTGATAAAGATGCCAAAATTTCTGTTACGAAAACTTATGATAAAACGATTGGGGGAGTGGCTAAAGTTTCGGTTGCTAATTCGTTTAATTTAAATGTCGCCGGTGATATTAAAGAAACAGCGGGCGCAAGTTTTAATATAGGAGCAGAATCAAATATCAACATAGGAACTGCTGCAACACTAAATTTAGGCGCCAACGGACAAATTATAGCAAGCGGGTCAGTAATTCATTTGAATGGCCCTGCTGCTGCCGCACCTAGCAGTGCAGAAAATGCAGCAATTCCTCCAGATTTGCCTTTATTCACTTTACCTAATAGAAAAGCAAACTCTGGTTGGTCAAACGGAGAATTTTATAAAGCACCAGATATTAAAAGTATTATGCAGAGGGTTCCAACACACGAACCGTGGGATCAACACGAAAACATTAATCCTCCAAAAGTAGAACCGCCCAAAACAGATGTAACATTGGCAGATAGAACAGCCGACGGAATCCCTCCAAATCCTGCTTCTGCTGCTGCTCGAGCATCGGGACAAGTAAGTCAAAATACACCGCCAGTTGAACCAACAAACCCTCCAGTAGTTGTTCCGGGAACTTGTACAATTGAATATGCTAGAGCAATTAACAAAGGAACATCTGGGTTTGGGATAGATGCTTTAAAAACTGCCGCAGAAAAATATGGGTTAAAAAGTCCTTATGCAGTCGCTTCGTTATTGGGGATTTGCGGAGGAGAAACATTATGGGAAGTAAAAGAAGAAAATTTTAATTATACTGCTAATCGATTGTTACAAGTGTTTCCTAGTATATTTAAAGGAGATCGAAGCCTTGCAGAAAAGTATGCAGGAAATCCTAATAATAGTTTACCTGAATTTTTATATGGGTATCAAGGCGCAAAAGGTAGAGAATTAGGAAATAAAGAACCTGGTGACGGAACAAAATTTATTGGCCGAGGCTATATACAAATAACCGGTCGAGCCAACTATGAAAAATATGGAAAATTAATGAAATGGGATTTAGTTAAAAATCCTAAACTATTAAACAGACCAGATCTTGCAGCGGAATCCGCAGTTATATATCTACTAGACAGAGTTAAATTAGATCAAACTAATCCTGGTTATTTTGAAGCCGCTTGCAAGGCTGTTGGAAATAATACTGCTGATATTAAAGCAAAGAAAAAAGGTTTTTATGAATGCTTTTTAGGTCAGTTGCAAGGACAACTTTTAGGAACAGGCTCTGGTGGAATTGTAACAGATGGTCAGGGAAATCCTATAAGAACCGGGTCTGGAGGTTAAAATAAATATTATTATGCCTTACAAAACTATTGAAATTAATGTTTCTAATTACAGAGAAACTCATACTAATAAATTAAGCCAATTTTATAAAGGGTTTAGTACAGTTAACCCATTAAACTTTGGATCAAAATTGTATGATTATGATCTTATCAAACAAAATATTTTAAATCATTTTAATACTAGAAAAGGTAGTAGGGTGATGAATCCTCAGTTTGGAACAATAATTTGGGATTTATTAATGGAACCTTTAACTGAAGAAACAAGAGAATTGTTAACTAATGATATAAAAACAATTTGTACTTTTGATCCTAGAACATATCCTACACAGATTGATATAAGAGAATACGAACAGGGATTTTTATTAGAAATTACTTTGAATTTAACTGAGACAAATCAAAGTACGCAATTGAGGTTAATGTTTGATCAAAAACTTGGCCTTCTTGCAGAATAAAGTATGCAGTTTATTTTAAAAATAAATATGGTATCGAGTTAAAATTATGATTCCATCTACAAATACAAAATTATTAGTGGCAGAAGATTGGAAAAAAGTATACCAATCTTTTAAAAATGCCGATTTTAAAAGTTATGATTTTGAAACCCTTAAAAGGGTAATGATTTCTTATCTTCGTGAAAATTATCCTGAAGAATTTAATGACTTCATTGACAGTAGTGAATACATTGCGTTAATTGATTTAATTGCGTACCTTGGCCAAAATTTAAGTTTTAGAATTGACTTAAATGCTAGAGAAAACTTTTTAGAAACTGCTGAACGTCGTGAGAGTATTTTAAGATTAGCACAGTTAATTAGTTATAATCCTGCAAGAAATGTTCCAGCAAACGGATTTTTAAAAGTTACTGCTATTTCTACTACAGATAATGTTTTTGATGCAAACGGTGTAAATTTAGCAAACACAGTTATTGCGTGGAACGATCCAACAAATCAAGATTGGTATCAGCAATTTGTCAACATAATGAATTCTGCAATGACTACAGCGTTTGGCAATCCAGTTGATAGAGATACAATATCTGGAGCGTTAACAGAAAGGTATGTAGTTAACAGTTCTAATAATGATGTGCCTATTTTTAATTTTTCAAAAGTTATTAATGGGGTGTCAATGAATTTTGAAATTGTTCCTTGTACTTTTACAGGAGAATCGTACATTTATGAAGATTCGCCAGCACCTGGAAAATCATTTAGTTTAATTTATAAAAATGACAATCAAGGCTCGGCTAGTCCAAATACAGGATTTTTAGTTCATTTTAGACAAGGAACATTAAGTTTGGCGAACTTTAGTTTAGATAATCCGGTACCTAATGAAATTGTTGGCGTTAATACTCCTAATATTAATAATTCTGATGTTTGGTTATGGCAATTAGACAAAAACGGAAATTATAGTACATTATGGACTCAAGTCCCGGCATTACTAGGAAATAACGTAATTTATAATAGTTTAAATCAAAGTTTGAGATCTATATATGCTGTATCAACTAGAAATGATGATCAAATTGATTTAAATTTTGCTGATGGCGTTTTTGGAGATTTACCTAAAGGAGATTTTCGATTATTTTACAGACAGAGCAATGGTTTAAGTTATATAATTAAACCAGAGCAGATGTCTGGAGTAGTTATTACTATTCCATATTTTAATTCATTTGGTCAGTCTCAAGAATTGCAACTAACGCTAAGTCTTGAATATACGGTAAGCAATAGTGCTGGCCCAGAATCAAATGCTAGTATACAGTTAAAAGCACCTCAACTTTATTACACACAAAATAGAATGATTACTGGAGAAGATTATAACATTTCTCCATTAAATGCCGGGTCTGATATTTTAAAAGTTAAAAGTATTAATAGAATTTCTAGTGGATTAAGCAAATATTTTGATATTTCTGATGTAACAGGAAAGTATAGTCAAACAAACATTTTTGCAGATGACGGGATTTTGTATAAAGAAGAAATAGAAGAATTTTTTGAATTTGATTTTGCCAGCCGATCTCAAATACTTTCTGTAATTAAAAATCAATTAGCGCCTATTGTTAATAGTTCAAAATTAAAAAATTTTTATTTAGACAAGTATTCTAAAATTGATTTAGCATATTTAGGTATAAGATGGACCGAAGTTAACAAAATTCCTAACGAAAGTAGAGGATATTTTAATTTAGGATCTCAAGTTTTTTCAGTTGGAACATTTTCTATATCTAATTTAAAATATATAACTCCAGGTGCTTTAGTAAAATTCATTGCTCCTACCGGCAAGTATTTTGACGATAACAACAACATTAAGACTATTCCAACATCAAATATTATTCCATCTGGTGGAAAAATATATTTTTGGTCGATGGTAAAACAGGTAGTATTAGATGGTTCAAACGGTGGGCTTGGTGCGCTCGACGACGGCACTGGTCCTATAATTTTTTCAACAAAAATTCCCGGTGACGGTACAAATTCAAATAGTGCTATTCCTACAGAAGTTATACCCAAGTATAACAATTTGCTGTCTTTTGGTTTAGAAAATGAAATTTCTAATTTTTGTTTAGGACAAAGAAATTTTGGTTTAACAATTGATTCTGTTTCGAGGGAATGGCAATTTATTTTAAATTCTAATTTAAATCTTCAAGATGCATTTTCGTTAGCAAATCAAAATAATATCGAAGATATAGGATTAGATTCAAGTTGGATAATTTCATTTGTATGGACTGGTAAAAAATATAAAGTAACTTATAGAACTTTAAATTTTGTTTTTGAAAGTAATCAAAAAACAGCATTTTTTGTTGACAACTCTTCTGTGAATTACAATTTTAATGATAATACAGTTTTAAAAGATAAAATTAATGTATTATCGGTAAATTCAGTTCCAACAGGTATACCAAAATGGTTTGGAGGCCCTACAAATCCTTCTAATACTATTGGACAGGATGGGTCTTATTATTTGAACACTACTAATGGAACTATATTTCAAAAAATGTCAGGAGTTTGGGTACAAAGTTCAAATATTACTGGAGAATTAGGTAATGATTTTCTATGGCAAATTGAAAGTCCTACAATAGAAAAAGATGGCTATGTAAATCCTAGAAAAGTTAAAATAAATTTTTATGATTTTAACACGCTAGGTCAAATTGAAGATCCTGATTCTTTTGATAAAATTGTCGGCGATAATAAATTTGTTTATTTTAAATTAGATTCTGATGGCATTTATAGATTAACTACAGATGTAAGAGATGCTATTGAATCAGAAGATAATTGGAATAGTTATCTTTTGAATCCAATTAACCAACCGATTAATAATGGAGATTTATTTTATTTTTATAATCCAAACGAGAATGTGGTAAAAAAGTGGTCTACAGAAACTTCAACTTTGATATTTGACGAAAACTATATAGGAAGATCAGGAAGGGCTGATTTAAAGTTTCAATATACACACAATAGTGGAAACAATAGAAGAATAGATCCGAGTAAATCAAATATTATTGATATATATCTTTTAACAGTTTCGTATGATAATGAATTTAGACAATATCTATCAGGAGTGGTTAATCAAGAACCACTTGCGCCAACTACGCAAAGTTTAGAACAAAACTATAAATCAAAATTAGACAACATTAAATCTATTAGTGATGAAATTATTTTTCATCCTGTAAAGTATAAAATTTTATTTGGAGAAAAAGCAGATCCTAATTTGCAAGCAACATTTAAAGCAGTAAAAAATAACGAAAGACTAATAACTGATAATGATATAAAAACTAAAATTTTAAATGCTATAAATGAATTTTTCTCTTTAGAAAATTGGGAATTTGGACAAACTTTTTATTTTAGTGAACTTTCTACATACGTAATGAACAAGTTAACTCCAGACATAACTAACTTTGTTATAGTACCAAAAGGTAATTCAGGGTTCGGAAGTTTTTATGAAATTTCAAGTCAACCGAATGAACTTTTTATTCATTCAGTATCAATTAATGATATCGAAGTAATAAGTGCTATAACTGCGTCGCAATTAAAGTCATCTTCGAATATTGTAACATCAAGCGGAACTTAAAATGGCAGAAAAAAGAAAAACCGTAAATCTTCTTCCTGAATATATTAGATCAGAAAAAAATTCTAAATTTTTATCTAGCACCATTGATCAATTTATTCAAGAGCCCGAACTTGAAAGAATTAATGCATTTATTGGTTCAAAATTAACACCTAATTATAATACAATTTTAGATCTTTATTTAGAAAAAGATACCCCATTAAGAAGAAATTATCAGTTAGAGCCGGCTTTAATTATTAAAGATTCTCTGTCAAATGTAAAAGATGCTATTGCATATGATGATTTATTAAATGAAATAAAAAATCAAGGTGGAAATACACAAGATCATAATAAACTTTTTAAAAATGAGTTTAGTGCATACGATCCATTAATTGACTGGGATAAACTAATCAACTATTCTTTTTATTACTGGTTACCGTCGGGTCCTGAATCAATACTAATTGACAATTTGTCTTCAAATGTTTTGCCATCTATTTTAGGAAATCAAAATTATACTACTAGTTATGGATACAAATTATCCAATGGTATGAAATTAACATTTAGTAAAAATGAAACTTATAATGGATTTGAAATAAGCGTTGGTAGAGAATATATCGTTGAAGGGGTAGGAGATTCTATTGTTTTAGTTGATTTTGACAAATTAGAAATTAATAAGAATTTTGCAGAAACTTTTAACGAAAAATTTGATAATGCACCGTTTGATTCGTTGCCCTTTGACGGCGACAGAAAACTTCCCGGAACACCCGAATATATCACAATTAATAAATCTAGCAATGATTTAAATCCTTGGACTAGATATAATCGATGGTTTCATGAAGATGTAATTAAGACTGTTGCTCTGATTAATAATAAATCACCAATTTATCCTGTTCAAAGTAAAGCAAAGAGACCAATTATAGAATTTAAAGCAAATTTAAAACTATACAATTATGGTGTTAAGGGAATTGGCAATGTTGATTTAATAGATACAATAACAACTAACGCTTTTGATCAAATTGATGGAACATACGGTTATTATGTAGACGGTGTGTTAGTTGAAGGCGGACAAAAAGTTATTTTCAACAATGATTTAAATGAAAATGTAAAAGGAAAAATTTACAGCATTGAATTTAAAAATAGAATTCAAATTAACTTAATTGATACAGCAACTACAAATTTAACTTCACTTTTAAATGGAGTTGTTAGTTCTTCAATAGACGGTGTACCCTTATTAGAAAATCAATTAGTGGTTTATAATGCTGCTGCTGATTTAACCAAAAGAGGAATTATTTATAGAGTTCAACAATTCAATGACAACTCAGTTCTAAAATTAAGATTAGTTGAATTTTATAAAACAAAAGATAGAGATTTAGTTTATATTAAAAATGGAAATTCTCAATCAGAATCTAGATGGTATTTCAATCTAAGCCAGTCGACTTGGATTAAAGAAATAGGCGATGAATTAATTAAATCTATAAATTATGATCCGTTTTTAGATTCTACTGTGATAAAATTAGTAGAATTTTATAACCCTAATGACTTAGACTCTGTAGCAATTAATCTTGGAAATATTTATGGAGGAACTGAATGGTATTTCAGTGCTGACGATAAAAACTGGAAATTTGGTCAGCAACATGCCTCTATAAATGATGCTCCGTTGTTTGATTTGTTTGATAAAAATGGTATTAGTTTTACTAAACAAGAAATAACTAATGATTTTTCGGGAACAAAGATTTTTGGTTACGAAATTGGTAGTGGAATTTCTGATTCAATTTTAGGATTTCCTTTAAAGAATAATAATTCGGGAATAGGAAACTATCTTTTTAAAAACTATTTCACTACTGATACAATAAATGTTACTATTGATAACGTAACTTCTCAAAAAAGTCTTGCATTAGGATATTTAAAATTAGGTAACTTTTTAGTTAATGTTTGGTCTTCGGCGGAAGGATATAAAATTCCAATTGTTGAAAATCAAACGGTTCAAACAAATACAACAACAATAGAATTAAAATCATTAGATTATCCTTTTGATACATCTACTCAAGTAATTTCTTATGTTAACAATAATATTGTTCAATCTACAGTTTCTTTTAATCAAACAGCAACGGTCACATTTTCACAGCCGCTAAAAGAAAATGATGCCATTTATTTTAATATATTTTCTAATAATTCTCCAAACAACAACGGATTTTATGAACCTGTTTTAAACTTAACTAACAATCCATTAAATGGTCCAATTTCTAGTTTTACATTAAGTGAATTATCAGATCATGTAGGATCGATGATACCAAAAATTACAAATTTTCAAGGACAATTTCCGGGAAAAAGCAATTTAAGAGATTTAAGCAATTATTCAAAATTTGGTACAAGGCTTATAATTAATTCTACTCCGCTAGTATATTCAAAATTATTTTTAGCAAAAAAAGATCATAATGTTTTAGATTCCTTAAGATTTGTTGGGTACTTATATAACCAATATAAATTAAATTTGTTTGACACATTAGGAAAGATTGAAAGTCAGTTTTCTCCTGCAGAAGCATTAGATATTGCACTGAAGTATATTAACAGAAACAACAATATAGATTCTTTATTTTACAGGTCCGATATGGTACCTTATGGTGAAGACAAAATTGTTACTGAATTTACGGTTGGTATCGTAGTTAATAAAATTTACCCTATTAGAGATAATTTTGACAATACAAAGTTAAGTTTTAATGCACTTTCTGTGTATGTAAATGATAGTTTACTAATTAACGGTCAAGATTATCAAATAAATTCGTTAGACTCGACAGTAGAAATATTATCAAATTTATCTACTGGAGATAAAATTAAAATTTATTTTTATAACGACACCACAGGATCTTTTGTGCCACCGACTCCTAGCAAATTGGGGTTGTATCCAAAATTTAAACCTGCAATAGTCGAAGATACTTCTTATGTACAAGGTCCAGTGACGATGATACTTGGACACGATGGAAGTTTAACAAAGGCATATGGTGATTACAGGGATCAAATTATTTTAGAATTTGAAAAAAGAATTTATAACAATATCAAAGTAAGTTACAATTCTAAATTGTTTGATATGAATTCTGTCATTTCTGGTGCTTTCAGAATCAACAGATATACAATCGACGACTCTAATAATATTTTAATAAAAGAATTTATAAATTGGACAAATCAATTTAATGTTAATTTTTCGTCAAATACAACCTTTGATGAAACAAATCCTTTTACATTTAACTATTCAACAACTGTTGATACTTTATTTTCAAAAAATGTAAGCGGTTCATGGCGAGGAATATACCAGTATTTTTATGATACAGATAAGCCTCATTTAACACCGTGGGAAATGTTGGGTTTTAATGAAAGACCAAACTGGTGGACAACTACTTACGGATTAGCACCGTATACATCTTCAAATGTATTGCTTTGGACAGACTTGAGTAATGGATACATTCGAGGAGAAAATAGATATAACTTAAATTATGCAAGATCTGGATTGTTATCTATTATACCGGTAGATGAATTTGGAAATTTAAAATCTCCTGATACATTTTTAGTATCAGAATCTTCTATATTTGAAAAACAACAAGATTGGAAATTTGGAGATTTCAGTCCTGCAGAAGTTGCATGGAGAAGAAGCAGTCTTTGGCCTTTTGCATTAAACATTGTAGCGGCCTTACTTGATCCTTGTTCATATACTTCTAAATTGTTTGATGTTAGTAGGACAACTATTAATGAATTAAATCAAATTTTATACAATGATGATTTATATTTGAACCCAAATAAGTTAATTTTAGATAATGAAAATAACCAAAGTTCTGGATTTGGAAATTTAATTATAGAATATGGTAGATTGAAAAATCTCAATTATTTAAACACTTTAAAAAATGATTTGTCTTTCTTAGACTTTAATCTATTTCATAAATTGGGAGGATTTACAAGTAAAAACAAAATTCAATTGATTATGGACACTGTTGATGTTTCTTCTATGTCACAGGGCGCCATTTTACCTCCTGAAAATTATGACCTTATTTTAAATAAAAGTAATACAATTCAATCATTTAGAATTTCTGGTATTGTAATTCAAAAATACAATGGAAAATTTTTAATTAAAGGATACGATAAATCAAATCCATATTTTGAAATTTTTCCTGCTATTATATCTGGAAATTCAAAATCAGTTACGGTCGGAGGGATTGCAGAACCGTTTACTGAATGGTCTAGCATTACTGGTAATGCAAATTCTAGTGTAACTTTTTCTGATACAACTACAGCCAACGTTAATACCACTAGGTATTATAAATCAGGTCAACTGGTTAGATACAATAATTCATACTATAGAGTAAAAGTTGGTCATAATGCTTCTTCAAATTTTGATCCTACATTATTCCAACCAATATCAAAATTACCAGTAAAAGGCGGAGTTACTGTTTTAGTCCCATCTTTATTTGAATCAAGGTCTGTTCGTATTCCGTATGGAACAATGTATTCTACAATTCAAGAAGTTTATAATGTTATTTTAGGTTACAGTCGTTGGTTAGAATCAAATGGTTTTATATTTGATCAGTATGATAATGACCTAACTGAGATATTAGATTGGAAATTTTCCGCGAAAGAATTTTTATTTTGGACAACTCAAAATTGGAGTAATAATAATCTCATAACAATTAGTCCTTTTGCAAAATCTTTAAAATTTGGAAATAAGAATTCTATAGTTGATGATATCAATTATAATTCTTATGAATATAACTTATTAAAAGCAGATGGAAAAAGTTTTCCAAAAGAAAATATTAAGTTATCTAGAGATGATGGTATTTGTGTCATCGAAACTGTTAACACTGAAGAAGGATTGTTTTTTGCATTATTGAATACTGTACAAAAAGAACATGCAATGATTTTTGATAATAGGACATTATTCAATGATATAATTTATGATTTAGACACCGGCTACAGACAAAGAAGATTAAAAATTTCTGGATTTAGAACAGCAAATTGGAACGGTGATTTCTTTAGTCCGGGATTTGTTTATGATGAAGTTTTTGTTGGCGATTGGAAACCATTTGTTTCCTACTTGCCGGGTTCAATTGTTAGGTATAATGGAGTTTATTATCAATCAAACATTAAAATTGTGGGAAGTGAATTTTTTAATTTTAATGAATGGTCGAAATTAAGAGAACAACCTTCTCCAGATTTATTGCCTAATTTTTCTTATAAGATTAATCAGTTTGAAGATTTTTACAGTTTAGATATTGATAATTTTGATATCTCTCAACAACAATTAGCGCAACACCTAATAGGTTACTCTGAGAGACCTTATTTAAATAACATTTTTACTAACCCAACAACTCAGTATAAATTTTATCAAGGTTACATTAAAGAAAAAGGAACCAAAAACGCATTAGATAAAATTGTAAAAGTTGGATCTTATGCTAGAAAAGGAAGTATTAATTTTACTGAAGAGTGGGCATTTAGAGTCGGTCATTATGGTGGATACGAAACATTCCAAGAAGTAGAATTTAAATTAAATGAAGGAAATTCTTTAGAAAATCCTTATATTGTTAAGTTTAGCAATGAAGTTCCTGCAGAAAAAAATAACTTAATTAATTATATTCTATCAGAAGATATTTTAATTAAGCCTACAAATTTTGAAATAAATGACGTATTTAAGATTAGTAAAAATGAAGTGCAAGACGAAAGTTTATTTCAATTTCCTTCAGCAGGTTATGTTAGACCCGATGATGTAAATGTAACAGCATACAACACTAACAGTATTCTTGATATTGCAAACAACAATTTATTAAATGAAAAAGATACAATATGGATAGGATTTTTAGACAATGGAAATTGGGACGTTTACAGGTATTCTAAACAAACAGCAAAAATTACAGGAGTGTTTGTAAGTTCACCTGGAATTGATATCACATTTTCTTGTGATCTATTTCATGATTTAAAAATTGGAGATATTGTTTCCGTTGTTAATTTTAATGATCAAGTAAACGGTATCTATAATGTTAAAGCAGTACCAAAATTAAATCAATTTACAGTTGATTCTACTCTATCTTCGATTGTAGACGACGATCTTGTTGAACTAGGTAGTATTTTTAAATTTCAATCAGTTAGATTTGAAGATTTTTTAAAAGTTTCAGAGTTTAAAGAATTATATAAATTTGAAAACGGAGAAAAAATTTGGGTAGATAAAGTTGATCAAAAGTGGTCTGTCTATGAAAAAGTTAAAAATTATAGTACAGGAACCTATTTTAATTCTTTGGGTAATCCTTTTGGACAAGAATTAGGGTATTCAATTTATGCTAGAGACAATTCTCAAGTTGTTTTAGTTTCTTCTCCATCTTGGAACAGCGGTAGTGCTAATAGTGTTGGAAGAATATGGGTTTACAACCAAAAACAGAATATATTAGATAAGTTGTTCGAATACATTTTAAATTCAAACAACAAAATTTATTGCAGTACATCGACAAATTCTGAATTTGGATATACATTAAATTATGATGATGGTAAAGAATTAATTTTTGCTGGAGCACCTAAAGCATCTAATATTATTACTAACAACACTGGAACAATTTCTTTTAGTACGGGCACGGGAAGTTCTAAGGGATTTATTTCTGAAGGATTAGTAAAAATTAGTAGAGAAAAATCTACAGTAGAAGAGGAAGAAACTGTAGCAATATTGCTTGCTCCAGGCTCTTACTCTAACACATCTGCTAAAGCAAATTATTTAAGATTCGGAAATACAATATATGTTGATAAAGTTAACAAATCAACTGCTACGACAGTATTAATTGGAGCACCTGGCGATGGAGTTAACAATACATCAACTGGATTTGTGTTTGCATATCATTTAACTACTTCTACTGATTCTAACGCAATAAGTTTAGTTCAACATACCGCTGGTATATCTTTAACTTCTTCCGTAATACTTACTCAATACAGTAAGTGGGGTGAAAAAATATCCGGAAGCGATAATGGAAATTTTATTGCAGTTTCGGCACCTGGATTTACAACCGGTAGTAAAACAGGGTTGGTGGAAATTTTTAATAAAAATTTAGTTTCAAAGCAAGTTATATATTCTCCGTTTGAAGAAAATCGAACATTTGGTTCTGATATTTTTGTTTCATCGTCAGGAAAATTCTTATTAATTTCGTCTCCTGACATAAAAAATAGTGATGGTACATTTGGAAATATTGCAGTTTATTCTGCTACAAATTTAACATCTACTGGAACTTACGTCTTAAATCAAATTATAGAAAATCCATCGTTTACTACAGATTTAAAATTTGGAGTAAGTATTTCTCTAAACAAGAATGAAGATATTTTAACAGTAGGCGCTCTTGGAAGAAATAGATCATCAACTTATGTATTTGATGAAAATTCAAATGTAGGAAAAACAACATTTGATAAAGGAAGCACAGAATTTATTTCACCTGTTGACGATTCTGGAACTGTTTATGTTTTCAACAACTTAGATGGATATTTTATTCAATCTGAAGAATTAAGCGATTCTTCAATTTTAGAAGGAAGTAGATTTGGTTTTTCTGTGTCTTCTCTAAATGATTTTATTCTTGTAGGCGCACCGTGGATTAAAAATGCTACTTCTCTAGACGATTCTACGTTCTTTAAATTTGACAAATTAGATACTTCAATCAACAGTTGGAAAGTTTTAAGAAATCAACCAAATCTAGTAGATTCTCAAAAAATCAAAAGTATTAAATTAATAGATTCTTTTAAAGAAGAAATAATTGAGTATCTAGATATTTTTGATCCTGTAAAAGGAAAAATTATAGGATTAGCAGAACAAGAGTTAAAATACAAATCTACGTTTGATCCTGCAATGTATTCGATAGGAACTGCATTAAATTCTGTAGATTCAAATTCTAGTTGGATTGATGACCATATAGGTGATTTATGGTGGGATCTAAGTACTGTTAAATATCTATGGTATGAACAGGGCGATGAAATATTTAGAAAAAATAATTGGGGTAAAATTTTTCCTGGATCAAGTATAGATATTTACGAATGGGTTAAATCCGATTTATTGCCGTCAGAATGGGCTGCGCAAGCAGATACTAATGAAGGATTAACAAAAGGAATTAGCGGACAACCAAAATATCCAGATAATTCAGTAATGTCTGTTAAACAGGTGTTCAACAATGTTACTAATTCTTTTGAGAATGTTTATTATTTCTGGGTAAAAAATAAAGTTACTGTACCTAATTCTCGTAATAGAAGAATCAGTGCTATACAAGTTGCTAATTTGATTTTAGATCCTGCTGCAAATGGAATAAGATTTGCATCGATATTGTCTCAAAATGCTATTTCGTTTGCGAATGTTCAACCAATTTTAGTCGGCGATAGAATTAATTCAAACATTTCATTTGATGAAATTAATAATAATATTCCTAAACATACAGAATGGTTGCTATTAGAAGAAGGAAATAAAGACAGTGTCCCAACTACCACGTTAACTAAAAAGTTATTTGATAGTTTATTAGGTCACGATGATTTAGGTCAAACAGTTCCTGATTTAAATTTATCAGTAAGAAATAGGTATGGCATAGAAATAAGACCTCGTCAATCAATGTTTAAAGATAGATTATTGGCGTTAAGAAATCTTGTTGAGTTTACTAATTCTGTACTAATAAAAAATAAAATTACTGGGTTTTATGATTTTACTAACCTAAATAAGAAAGAAGAAATACCAGATATTTTATCTAGAGAGTATGATTTTATTGTTGATGATTTAGAAGAATTAGATCAAATTGATATTTCTAAATTCTCACAAGCAGAACTAATCTATAGTACATATAATGGAAAAGTAGTTAGTGTTGAAATTATAAATCCTGGTTTTGGGTATAGCATTCCTCCAAAAATTGAAATACTTTCTAGTTCTGGAGAAGGTGCCGAACTATTATCTGAAATTGACGGAAGTGGAAGAGTTATTAATGTAATAATTTCTAACCCTGGAAAAAATTATCTAGGAAATTTAGATAGTTCAGAAAAAATTATTATAAGAGGGCACACGACGATTGTTCGAACAAATTCAGAATACGGAAACAGGTGGACTAAACATCTTTTCAATTATGAATTTAAAAATTGGACAAGAATTCAGACACAATCTTATAATACTCCGTTGTATTGGAATTATGTAGATTGGGTAGACGAAAATTACAATGGTTATAAAGACTACGCAGTAGTATTAAAAGATCCAACAGAATTGCCGATAGCGTCTTCTACTGTCACGGGTGATTATGTAAAAATCAATAATGTAGGTGATGGTCGATACATAATTCTAGAAAAATTAGATAGTGATCAAATAGGAGATTTTGCCCTACAATATAAAATTGTCTATAGCCAAAATGGAACAATTCAAATTTCTGATGAAATTTGGAATTTTAAAGAATCTAATTATTCCTATGACGCTGCTACATTGGAAGAAACTTTATATGATCAAATTCCTGATCAAGAATTAAATCATATTTTATATGCCCTAAAAGACGATATTTTTGTAGGTAATCTAAAAATAAATTGGAATTTATTCTTCTTTAAAGCAGTTCGATATGCATTTACTGAACAAAAACTTTTAGATTGGGTATTTAAAACTAGTTTTATTTCTGTTAACAATCAAGTTGGCGAATTAGATCAAAAATCAGTTTATAGGTTAGACAACGAAAACTATTTCGAAGATTATATTAGAGAAGTAAAACCATATAGAACAAAAATTAGATCTTACACATCAAAATACTCATTAACAAATGAAACTTCAAATAGTGTATCTACAGATTTTGATTTGCCTGCATATTTTAATACTGTTTCAAACAGTTATGAATTAGTTGGATTGACAAGTAGTGAGATTACTGAGTATCCTTGGAAATGGTGGGCTGACAATTACAAATATTATGTTAAGAATGTCTTAGTTGCTGACAACGGAGAAGGATACACACAGAATCCTACGGTAGTTATAACTCCTGCACTCGGTGATACAGGCAGTGGAGCAACTGCAGAAGCATATATTCGAAATGGCGGAGTATTTAAAGTTTTAGTTTCAAATCCTGGAAGCGGATATGTTCGACCACCTACTGTTACTATAGTCGGTGGCGGCCCAAATGTTGTAAAACCTGCAAAGGTTTCGGTAGAATTAGGCAATGATTATATTAGAAAAAATATATTAGGCATTAAATTTGATAGAACTGGAGTTAATGAAGAAATAGATAGTTCTAGAATTACTGAAACTTTTGAGTGTACTGGAAATAATAGATTTAGATTAACATGGTTAGCGCAACCGAATAAATCAAAAATTGTTCCTTTATTGGATAGTAAAATTATTTTTTCAACTGATTATACAATTGAATATTTTACAGAAAATATTAATAATTATACAAGTCAATATTGTGAGTTTGTATTTTTAAATTATATTCCAAAATTAGGACAAAAATTTAAAATTACCTACGAGAAAAATATATCAATTTATCATGCTGTTGATAGAATTAACAAATTTTATCAACCAACGGACGATATGGTAGGTAAAGAAATCCCGCTATTGATGTCGGGAGCAGAATATAAAAATACAGTAATTCAAGGGTTAAATTTTGGTTATTCGTTACCATGGAATTACGGTTATTTTGATAACGATTCAGCGTGGTCAAATTTAGTTAACTATTATACTTCGGCTAAATTAGTTAAAAATATAAATTATTCTGGAACAGTTCTTTATCTAGATTCTGTTGAAGGTGTAAGTATTGGTCAGAAAATTTTATTAACAAATACTTCTACATCTCATATAAGAAGTGATGCAGTAGTATCTGCTGTTAATACTTCTACTAAAACAGTTTCTATTGCAAATTCTGAATACAGATTAAAACGAATTATATCTGATTCCTTAACTACTCAAGGAAATATAGTATTTTTTACTACCGAAGATTTTAATGGAAAAATAACTAGTGGTTCTATTATAGAAATATCCGGAGTTGACGACGGAACTATTTTAGGATTTGACGGAAAATATATTGTTACTAATTCTGGAACAGATAGATTTACTGCTGTAGGAACCGGAACACACGCTATTACATTATTGACAACATCAACAGTAAAAACTTTAGGTGTAACTGCAAAGGTAACTGTTCCGGCGGTATTTAATGAAGTTAATGTAAATTCTCTTTACAACATTTATTCTTTTGAAAATTTAGTATCTAATACTTCAACAGTGGCCTATGACACAAATGTTTTATTTAACAGTGTTTCTACGGTTACCATATATGTAAACGATCTATTGTATGGAAGTTATTATAATGTTTCAACTACTTCAAATAACACATATAATGTTGAAATTTTTAATCTAAATTCAAATGTAACAAACAAAATAAAAGTTGATTTGTATGGATATCCAATTGTAGAATTTTGGAAAGATAACTTTAGTTTTGATGAATTAGATACTGAAATAAGTGCAGGGTCGTGGAACGGTTCTGGAAATTTTGTAGGAGCCCTTGGCATTAATCCTGGTGATTTAGTTATTGACGGTAGTGGATTAATATCTCAAAATATTGGTCAATCACCGGAAGAGCATGTTAAAGGTAATACATATGAATCTGTTTCTATCAATGTGTTTACTCAAGAAAATAAATCGTCGCCGATTGCAATGTCCGGTATAGTCCCTATTAGTGCAAACGCTATATCATCGTTTAAATTGGGAGTACCTTTAGAAGAATCAATTTATATAACTGTAAATTTCGAAGGAAAGATGTTAGATAGAATATATGAACCTCCTAGCAGTGGAGTTGTTGATGAGTATTTCTTTACAACCTCTTCTCAATTTTACGTTATGAATGATGAATTGTATATTGCGCCTCAAGATGTTAACGGTAAAGTAGGTTACAATTTATTAACTATTGGCGGAGAATATGTTGCAGACTCGGTTACGTTATTAACTGAATATGGACAGAGTACTGCGACATTGATTAGTTCTGCGTTTATTGATGATATAAGAAGTGTATATGTGACAATAGACGGTCGTGAAGTTAATTCTAGCAATTACGAACTAATACCTGCGGGACCAAAAAATAAGAGGGCGGCAGTTAGGGTAACTAATATTGCAGACAGTAAACGAACAATCCAGGCTTGGTTTTTAAAATCTAATTTTGGAAAATTTAGTCAAATATTTGAAGAACAATTTAGTATTGCAGCACCTACTTCTAGTATTTTGGTCACAAATTTATTAGGAACAACTGAGCCGTTAAGTGCTCAAGTATTTGTTGAAGTATATGAACCAGATTCGACTACTTTAGTTAAAGGCAGAAAGCGTTTAAATCCTCCTGATGTTAATTACTATAAATTGGATGGATCGACAACAACTTTCAATATTGACAATACAAGCCGTCCTCCGGGAACATATACTAATTCAAATATTAAAGTCTATTTAAACGGTCGATTGCTTGCTCCTGGTTTTGATTATTCTATTAATAGTGTTACTGGTACAGTGACAATATCATCTGGAATAGCATCTAACGGCGCAATTTTAGCAATTGAATCATTAGTTAATTTTGATTATGTAATTAATAATAACACTATAATTTTTACAACTCCAATTCAACCTTCTAGTTCAGTTAAAGTTATATCATTTGCTGATTATGATGGAATGATGTTGAGGACGGAAAGATTTAAAGGCGATGCTGGTCTAAAATTTACTTTAGGATTGCCGGTATCTGATAGTAGATATGTTTGGGTAGCATTGAATAAACAATATTTGATTGCTAACAATGATTTTACTATTTTGGATGATTTTAGAACAGTTTCACTAAACAATTCTATTAGTATTCAATCTGATGACGAAATTACTATTTCATATGTTTCGACAACATTACGATCTAATTTAGTTTATGGATATAAAATATTTAATGACATTTTTAATAGAACCACATATTCTAGATTATCTAATTTTTACGGTACAAGATTAACTAAAGAATTAAAGTTAACTGATACTGAAATTCATGTAACAGATTCTTCAAGTTTAATACCTCCTAATTTCCACAGAAATATTCCGGGAGTTATATTCGTCGATAGCGAAAGAATTGAATTTTTCTCTAAAGATAGTAATGTACTAAGCGGACTTAGAAGGGGTACTATGGGTACTTCTCCTGCAGAAATATCCGATGTTGGAACAAAAGTCTTTGATCAAAGCCCTCAACAATTTATTCCTTATACTGATACCATTAAGAAACAGTATCATATAACATCTGAAGCCACTGGAACATATGTTGTTAATACTGTTACAAATTCTAATGGAACGTACACGATTGCTATTAGTTCAAGTTCATTTGTTATTAACACCGGAACTATGTATCAGTCTGGTGGAGATGGTATTATATTAAGTACAACAAATGGTTTAGAGCAGTACCTTAACGATCAGATTTCTGTTAAATTTGGTGGTAGACTGTTGAGAAAAACTGCGTCTAAAGTACATGATTACAATTTAGCATACGATTCTACGTCTACAAGTTTAAGAACACTTGATCCAGAATTTACTGTTAAATTTAATGAATCAACTGGTAATTTTGAATTAAATATTCATGTTGAAGATTTTACTTTAAGAACTAAAGTTGAAATAGAACAAAAAATAGGAAATTATTGGAATACATCAACATCGTTGATGGAATCCGAGTCAATTCAATCTAAGTTCATAAGGCGACATTCTACAGAAATTCCTGATAAATGGTATTACGGAAATTCAAATTAATAATTTTTTGAAGGAACAATATGACATACTTAGAAAATAGAATTACCGCAAGATGGTGGGATTATACAAGAGTAGTAGAAAAAGAAAAAATTGATACTATTATTGAAAACTTATATCGAGTTCCTAGTAAACAATGCGGATACGAACAAAAATGTGTCATTTTTGGTCCAAATTCTTATGATATTAAAAAAAATATTTACGATAACTATGCTTGGGCTGATGAAAATAATAAATTATTAGGACCCGGTGTTGTTAAATATTTTAACGGGCAACTACTTGCACAATATCTTTTTATGTGGGTAACTAGATATAAGGAAGTTGACGGAACTGAAGAAAATTGGGCAATTCAAAAATATAGATTTGAAAAAAGAATACAAAAGGCATTTTTAGAATCTGGAATTGGTGCAGGCGTAGTAATGACAATTGCTGAAGATCTTGGGTTAGATACAGGATTTTCTATTTGTTTTGATTCAAAAAATGTAGCCAATGCTTTAGGTTATACAGACGAATATGCTTTAGTTGCATTGGGTGTGGGATACATGCAAGATCATAGTGATGTCTCTAATCCATGTTTATTAAAAGCAGTATACCATGAAAATAAAATAGTTGGATACGATAATTATAATATTCCTCAACACTTAACAGATAAAATTAGAAAATTAAAACCTAGTAATGAAACTATTGTAGAAATTCGATAAAATTATATGGATAAATACCATTATGAATAACAAACAAGATTTAAAACATGAGACCGGTGCGTTTAGTATTCAAGGTCATATAAAAATATTTGATCCTAGTACTGGAGAAATTTTTATTAACAAACGAAATGCAATTCATTATGAAAATTTTTCTATTGCACTTGCTCAAAGTATTTCTAATCAAGGACGAGGAATCATTTCCGAAATGGTTTTTGGTAACGGAGGGACTAGAGTAACAAATGGCGTTATTACTTATCTAACTCCAAATTCCATTGGTAGAGGTGCAACTTTATATAATCAAACCTATTATAAAAATGTAGATTCTAAGAGCAGTTATTCTTTAGATCCTGCAAGAAATTTCATGGAAACTAGGCACATAGAAGGCACTGTTTACACAGATATTTTAATAAGTTGTTTATTAGATTTTGGAGAACCTAGTGGTCAGTCTGCATTTGACAATGAAACTAATTTAGATAGTCCATTTGTTTTTGACGAATTAGGGTTAAGGGCATTTAACCCAGACGGTCCGAATACTGGAGATTTGTTAACTCATGTAATTTTCCATCCTGTTCAAAAATCTTTAAACAGAATGATTCAAATTGATTATACAATTAGAATTCAAAGTTTGAGTACTGGAACTTAAAATATGTCATCATATATTTTTACTTTAACTTTTTCAGATCCTAATAATACTGAAGTTATTGAAGTTCTTGGTACTTCTGTTGGCAGTGGAAAAAATAATTACAGTACAAGTTTAGATCTTGTTGGTTCGGGTTATACTAATTACGGACAAGATATTTCGCAAAATTTTCTTAAATTGTTAGAAAATTTTGCCGGACCTAATCCGCCAATTAATTCTATAAAAGGCCAGTTATGGTATGATACAAGTAATCCCGAAAGAAGTGTGTTGCGAGTCAATAACGGATCGAATACAAGCAATAGATGGCAACCTACTAATGGAGTGTTTCAGCAGGCTCAAGATCCAAGTTTAAGTTACAGTCAAAACGTAAAAGTTGGAGATCTTTGGGTTGATACTTCATCGTATCAAGTAAAGATTAGAAATCAAAGTAGTTGGATCACAGTTGGGCCAAATATAGAAGCAGGCGAACTAAAGTCTGGTTCTGAAACAGTTAGGCTACAGAGTAATATTGATCCCAATGTAACTTATCCTGTAATATTAAATTGGATTAATGGCAAGGTTGTTGAAATTTTAGCATACAATGAATTTACACCTAGAACTGTTATTGATGGTTTTTCTACTATAAAACCTGGAACAAATTTAACTAGAAGAATACCGGCAAGATATAACGGTGTGGCAGAAAGTGCTACTTCTTTATATATTTCTCCGACATTGTCAATAAGGGCAACTGAAGTATTAAAAAACAAATCTTTATTAACCCCTCAAACGCATACGGGAACATTTAGAGTAGAATCTTCAGCAGGAATACAAATTAGAAACGCTGATTCTGGTGAACAGATTAATGTTTTTTCGAATGCTGGCGGCAAAGTAGAATACACAAATCAAACGTCTAACTTTACAGTAGGAATAACCAATAAGTCTTATATTAAATTTGTTGGATCTTTAAATACGGTTGGGGTTAACAATCCTGATCCTCAGTCAACGTTTGACGTATTAGGTTCTGGAAGATTTTCAAATACATTAAATCTTACTACAACATCATTGGCATTAAGTGTTAGCGGACTTTCTTCCTTTGCTAAAAGTGTCAATATAAATGAAAATTTAAGAGTAAGTGGGATCAGTACATTAACTGGAAAGGTGGTCGTTGGAGCCGCTGTGGGTTCTGGAGTAATTATTGAACCGGCGGCAAACGATTCATATGATCTAGGATCTCCAATTAAAGCATTTAGACAGATATTTGTTTCTAAAATTGGAAGTCCTTCCTCGCCAATTACTATTTACGGGGCGGTAACTACTTCTTCACAACTTGAAGTTGGGCGAAATTTTTCTATCTCCGGACAAGTTCAAACATCCTCGCCTGTTTCATTTAACGGAACTAGCAATGTGAATTTAGTAACAACAGCGACTTCACAATTAATTACTGGACAAGTTTTAACTACATCTACTACCGCTACTCAAACGATTCTTGTAGTTGATACATCCACTATTGCATCTGGTCAATTAAACAAAATTAGTAAATCTGATTTTCTTTCAGATGTATATGCTCAGATATTTCAAACTGGAATGATAACAGCATACGGTACATCAACTTTAACAACATTAATGCAAAATGATTGGTATATTTGCAATGGATCATCGAAAAATATTATTACAGATTCAAAATTATTCACAGTAATTGGATATACCTATGGTGGGTCTGGTGCTAATTTTAATTTGCCTAATTTGACAGGAGTTACATCTGCTGCCGGAGGCATTCCAATTCATTACATAATAAAGAGATAAAATAATGGCCTATGTAATTTATAATAATGATGGAACAGTTTTATTAACTTTACCGACAGGAGAAGTAGATTCTGTTTCTACTAGTTTGGATTTATTCGGCCAAAATTTAAATAATTATGGTCAGTATTTAAATAATAATTTTACAAGATTATTAACAAACTTTGCATCATCTTCGGCTAATCAACCCAGAAGCCCGCAAGTTGGTCAAGTTTGGTTTAACACTACATTAAAAAAATTGACTGTTTGGGACGGAACAGGATGGAAGACTTTAGACGGTGCATCTGTTTCTGACAGCGGATTTAGTTCTACTAGTACTGGAGATTTATGGTATGATACTGTCAATAGTCAATTGAATATATGGGATGGAAATAAATTTAAAGTTATTGGACCGCAAGTATCATCTTTATATGGAAAATTTGGTTTAGATAGGCCGGCAACTCCTATTTTAGAAAATGATTTTAATCAAGAACAAAATGTTGCAGTTTTATATTCATATGGTCGACCTACTGCATTGATAACAACTGCGACATTTGATATGTCGACATCAAGTTCTACAGTATATTTTAATACTTCTCAGGTTACTGAAGTAGTGTCCGGGGTAACATTATTAGGTACACTTGACATTAGGGGAGATTTGTATGTCCGTGGTAATACTGTATATGATAAAAATCTAACGACTTATTTAGATATTACTTCTTACGGCGATACACAGACAGGATCGACTTCTACAAATGACACAAGAATTCAATCGAGTAATGATGCATTGAGAACAAAGGTTTTACCTTATTTGTTTAGTACAAGTACATTTAAAGCGGGTTCTGAAGTAAAAGTTCTTTGTCAATATAATGCAAAAATATCTATTCGACATTTTCAAATAGAAGATTTTGGTGGTGTTTTATTGTGGAGACCGGTTGACAACTATTTGAATAGTTATACCACAATAAACAACAATATTGTATTTCAGGATTAATGTATGCCATATATTTTAAACAAAACTAATGGAACTACAATTGCTGTAGTTCAAGATGCTACAATTGATACTAATACAGATTTAATTTTTGTTGGTAGAAATTATGCAGGTTATGGCGAATGGCAAAATGAAAATTTTGTTAAACTTTTAGAAAATTTTGCTAATACTATTAGTCCACCTAAGCCTATTGAAGGTCAACTGTGGTTTGATACAAGTAATAAAAACGTAAATGCGTTTGATGGCGAGCGTTGGAAATCTCTAGCAAATTTAACCAATTCTACAGATACTCCATTACAGCCAAAAATTGGAGATCTTTGGTATAATACATTTGAAGAACAACTATACGCATTTAATGGATCAGAATTTGGGTTAATCGGTCCTCCTAGCGGTGCTGATACTAGAGCACAGTGGAGGGGGGACATCGAAGACAGCGCAGAAGATCGTGCTAAAAAATATATGATTAAGGCGGTAGTGGGGATTAATAATGAAGTTATTGCCGTTGCATCAGCCGAGACTTTTACAGTTGACCTTGCAACTGAATCTCCGTTTCCTAAGTATCCTATATATAATAATTTTTCTGTAACTAAAGTATCAAAAGGAATTACATTAATTGGTGCAGATGCAATTACTGGAAATTCTGAATCTTCTGGGAATTATTTTTGGGGTTCAGCACGCCATGCTGTAGAAGCAAATACAGCAACCTCGGCGATTGGGTTAACTATGAAAATTTCTCCACCAACAGGAAATTTTCCAATTCCATACGTTAATACTTCTACTTCAGTTTTAAAAGCAACAGAAATATATTCTACATCTACGTTTTTCTATAACCCTACTGAAAGATCTGTAAATTCTGTTTTATTTAGGGGAGTTGCGACCAGTGCTTATTATGCAGACCTAGCAGAAAGATATGAAACAGATCAATCATACGATGTTGGAACTGTGGTAGTAATAGGTGGGAAAAAAGAAATAACTGAAACACACAACAGAGCAGATACCTCAGTTGCAGGGGTTATTTCTAAAAATCCTGCTTATATGATGAATGCAGCAGCAGGAGATGATAAAACACATCCTTATGTTGCATTAAGGGGCAGAGTTTTTTGTAAAGTAATTGGACCTATTAAAAAAGGTGAACTGTTAGTTACTAGTTCTTATCCTGGATATGCAGAGGCATATAGACAGGGTGATAACCCAAATGCAGTTTTAGGAAAATCTTTGGTTGACTATTCTGGAATAAAGGGATTAATTGAAATTTTAATTTAAACAGCCATCTGTGCTTTAATGGTATCGTGGCTGTTATAATTTAACAACTGTACATCGTCCATTGTAAACTTATTGATATCTTTAATCTCTGAATTTAAACTCAGTGTAGGAAATGGTAAAGGATTTCTTGTAAGTTGTTCTTTTACCTGCTCTATATGATTTTCATAGATGTGTGCATCTCCTAACACAACAATTAATTCTCCTACTTTTAAATTAGTAACTTGAGCAATCATATGTGTAAACAAAGCATATGATGCAATATTAAACGGAACACCTAAGAACATATCTGCTGAACGCTGATACATTTGGCAACTAAGTTTCCCATTTGCTACATAAAATTGTGCCATCATATGACATGGAGGCAATGCCATTAAGTCTAGTTCTCCTGGATTCCATGCAGTGATTATATGGCGCCGACCGTATGGATCTTTTTTAATACCGTCAATTAAATTTTGCAATTGATCTAAATTTTGTAAAATGACTTTGTTAATTCGAATTAGTGGTTGTCGCCATTTCCGCCATTGAACTCCATATATTCTTCCAAGATCTCCGGCATGCCGTTTTAATCTTTTTTCAACCCAATATGGTGCATTGGCATTTTCAGTCCAGATAGTTTTTTTATCGATATATCGTTCACCATGGAGAATTTCTTTCAATCTGTTTTCGTCGCCACTGCCTTCAATAAACCACAGTAGTTCGCTAACTACTGATTTCCACGCTAATTTTTTAGTTGTGATTGCGGGAAACTCGTTTTCTAAATTAAAACGCATCGGAACACCAAATTTACTAATAGTTCCTGTGCCGGTTCTGTCCGGCCTATGTTCGCCGTTCTCTAAAATATCTTTCAATGCGTTTAGATATACAAATTCTTGATGTTTCATAAATTATATTCTTTTATTGTGTATTTGATTGGTTCATTAAATGTAGCATGTTCTTTTATTTTTGTAAAGTTTTCTCGAACATAATTTAAATCAAAGAATGTATCACACTTATAATCTGCATCAATTTCTGTAACGTAAAATCGATCTACAATATCAAGATAATGCTGATAAACGGCACTTCCGCCGATGATAAAAATTTCTTTAAAAGGATAAAACATTCTAGAGTACTGTAAAAGTCTATCTGGGTCGTCTGAACAAAAATCTGGACCTTTAATTTTAGATCTACTTAACACTAAGTTAATTCTATTAGGCAAAATTTTTGCACCAATACTATCCCAAGTTTTTCGACCCATAATAACAATTTGATCAGTAGTTTGTTCTCTGAACCAACGCATGTCGCCGGTAAGGCGAGGCCAGGGCATTTGACCTTCAAATCCAATGCCCTGGTTGCGTTCTACTGCAACTATACAGTTGATCATGCTTCCGCTTTAACTGTCTTTGTTTTTTTTGCAGGCGGATCAATCTCGTCTGCTTTTCTCCTAAGAGCCTGCGCTTCTTTAAACAGTTTGTCAGCCATCGATCTAAGATCGGAAGGTGTAATAGGTGAGTCTTGAGTTGTAGTTTCCGTAGTATCGACGATGATTTCTTCTCGTTGACGAGTTGGTTTGGTTTCAGTAGTTTTTGATTCAACTGCGGTTAAATTTTCACCTACTGCTAGATCTTCAACACGAATTCCTTTACTTTCTGCAATAGCCTGATTTACTTGGTCCAATGGAATCGCAGTTTGAGTATTAGGAGTCATTAAAACTAAACTAGTGGGAACCTTTTTCAGTTGCCCTCTTGAATGTAGCCATTGAAGCATTATTTCCCCATCTGGAAAACGACGGGACGCTAATACATCTGCTAATTCATTTGCTTGTTGACCTGTGTCACTTTCAATAAGACTCATTAGAGAGTCGTGATATGCATCAGGAAGTCCGGAAGTTCCTACTACTAATGCATTATTTGCTTCTCCGGGCAATGTTCTAAAAACAACTGCAACTCTTGCTGCATTGTTTTTCATTTTTCCCACATGTTTCATTTATTTCTCCTTATTGTGGTGCTTTATTTGGTTCTTCTGACTTAGGTTGCTGTAATGCGTTTAAAAATGCATTAAGTTTATCATAGACAGAACCAACACCGGAAATTTCTGATGCACTAAATGCACCTCGTCTTACTGCAACATCAACCACTGCTCTTAAATTTGTAAGATCTGCAATTGTTAAATCTGGTGTTTTATTTTCTGGTGTATTTTTTGTATTATCTAAATTTTCCATTTTAGTTCCTTTTTTTATGTATGTATTGACAACCTACAGTAAGCATAGTTAATTCTCTCGGATCTTCTAATCCAATATCAATTACATTGATCATTTTTCTGTCATCATCTATGCTAAATCTCTGTTGAATACCATATCTGCTATTTAAGTTATATTCAATCCAGTGTTCTAATAATTTGATATCTGTTTTGTGATCAATAGATATTTTAGAAAAATGTTCTGGGATAAAAGATAGTTTTCTTAAACCCAGAACATTTAATGGATTTATTTTTCCCCTATTTAATGGCATAATATACCTAGTTTATTTATAATATGCAGTTTGACCAAATGGAGCAATAATAGATTCGTTTCCGTGAATTACAAAAAGGGTATCGCAGTAATCTTCGTCACCCCAACTTCCACAAGGATAGCCGTCAGTAAACATAATGAATTTTTTGGGAGTGATGTTTTCGTTCTTCATAAACCCCCAGTTTGCTTCAAAGTCAGTTCCGCCCCCGCCTTTAACTTCATAAGAAACAATTTCATCTGCGTTATCACCAGTGAATTTTGCATAGTTATAAACTTCGGTATCAAAGCACCAAATATCCAGTTTAAAATCTACGTATTCATCCATGATTCCTTTTACTTCGCTGATAAAATCTTTTGCTTGGACGTCTGAAATACTTCCAGACATATCAATAGCAACAGAAACATCGATAGTTTCTTCGTTCATCATGCCCGGAAGGATAGCACCTGAATGTTGACTTTTACGATTTGGACGGGCAAAACTAAAATTACTTTTTAGAATACTTTGAATATTCATTCGAAGTAATTGTCTCCAATCCATCTTCGGCTCAGTAAAGTCTTTAATAAGGCGAGCAACACCTGCTGGAACCCTACCAGCGCCTGCACTTTGCGCGGCTGCTACCATTGCTTCTTTAATTTCGTCTCTAATTGCTTTACGTTCTTCTGGAGTCAATTTTGGACGTTTACCTTTTCCGTCATTGCCATCATCTCCATCTCCGTCGTCGCCCTCACCGTCTAAATGTTCGTCTAGCAATTCTCCAAGTTCGTCGATATTAATTTTTTCAGCATTATCGTAAAGGTCTGAATAAATTTCTTCGTAGGCCTTTCCTCGATATTTGTCAAGTTGAAAAATTTGTATCCATTTCGGAACACTTCCAATTTTTTCATCTACAAGAATTTGATTAACTGCAAAGTCTGCGGCAATATTAGACAGTCGAGGATCTCTTCCTTCGCGACGTCCAATATGGTCAAACACATTATGAAGTACTTCGTGTGCGAAACCAAATTCGCATTCTTTTGGAGTCAATTTATTAACAAACCCGTAATTAAAGTAAAAATTGCGACCGTCAGTAGCCAGCGTTGGACACCAGTCACTGGCATCTACTAATTTCATGCGAGTGGCCAAATTACCAAAAAAGGGATGGCGAAGCAACAATCCCACACGAGCAGTAATTAGTTTATCAAGAATTTTTGCTTTTTCAGATTCATTAAATTTTTTTCCGACCCAATCTTGATTTTTTTGGCGTTCTTGTTTCATCACTGACGACATAAATTTCTCCTGTTAGACATAATACATTATATAAGTTTTTTTATTTAAAGTCAATTAAAAAGGCCCTGCAGGGCCTTTTTATTAACCTTCCATTGCTTGGATAATATATTTTCCGTATTTGTCGTGGAATTTATCAAAATTGCTTAGTTTGCTAGCATCAAACGGAAGTTGATAATTAGTTAAAGCAACCTTAGCACCCATAACAACAAGTTCAGTTGGGAAATTGTTCATCATAAATCCAAAGAAATTATCAGCCATTTCGTCCCACTCAATGACTTTTTTCTTGTCTGCTTCTTGTAGTTCGTAGCAAAGACTAATGGTCAAAGAATACATTGCAGAAATTTCTTTAATTTCGAACTTTTTAACTTTACCTTTAAGGATATCTTCGGGCTTAGGCATTTGTTTGGCAACCTTACGGTGAGCCATAAACTTAACAGCAAGCCCTTCTCCAATAGCACCTGCTACAAGATCGGTTAATGTATTTTCGCTAACGTCGTCGTCTTCGAGAAGTTCACTAACAAAACTCCAAGAACGAGGAGTAGCAAAAGCCTTACTGGCGCTCCTTGGATCAAAATCGTAAAGATCTTGCTTGGCAAAGCCGATGTAACCAACAACTTGTTCATGCAGACGATTCATAACAGCCCATTGGTGCCAATCATCAAAATCAACACGAAGTTCGATATGAACAAATCTATTAGCCAGCGGTGCAGGCATACGATATGTAACACCTTTGTCAGTTTCTCTATTTCCGGCAGCAACAATTGCCACGCCTTTTGGCAAAACATATGTTCCAACTCTACGGTTCAAAATTAGTTGATAAGCAGCAGCCTGAGTAGCAGGAGCCGCAGAGTTGAGTTCGTCTAGGAATAGAATAGCAGTAGATTCTGGATCAGTAGGAAGTTCTGCAGGAGGAGCCCAACTCATAGAGTTCAATTGACTGTTGTAATAAGGAATGCCCTTAATGTCAGTAGGTTCCCATAGACTTAATCTAACGTCGACAACTTCACGACCTTGTTCGTCTCCGAGTTGTTTAATAATATCAGATTTACCAATACCTGGAGGACCCCACATGAAAATTGGACGTTGCTTTTTAATAGCCTTACGAAGAGCAAATTTTGCTTCGTTAGGGCTGACAGTTCTGTTAGCAGACATTGCTTCTTTTGCCATAAAACACCTTCTAAAGTTTAAGTTTGTTTTATTATATTAGCGTCACCGCAACGAATTGTCAAGGACTTTTTGCTGAAATCTGTCTTGAGCCCGTTTCATTTTGTTTAAGTCTCCGGAAAACAATAACAATTGGACAGCAGTTTTTTCACCAAATACAAATATTTTTTTATTAGTTAAAAAGTAAGGACAATCTATTTTGTTGTCTAACCAAACTATCATACTGTTTGTGTATATAATTGGAGATTCTAATACTATTTCGTAGTGTTTTATATTTGACTTTTGGAATACTTCAAACCCTTTTTCGGTAAGTTGAAGACCTCCAGTTCGTTTGTCTCTTGGGTTTACCCACCATACTCGAGTATATTTTTTTATATTTTTTTCGTCACAGGGAAGATTTAAAATTTTTGCTATTAGTGTGGTTATATTAAATTTCGGATTCATTATTAATTTTTTGACCAGTAGTTAACTTATAAACAGAAAACTCGTCTGTATCAAATATTTTATTTAATTTTTCAGCCAAATTGAAGGCATGACCACTATTTGAAAAACTAACTTTTTTGTATTTTGGACCCGTAGATTCCCCTAACAAACTTGAAGTTTTTAAATTTATTGGTTTACCTTTGTAAAAAACAGCCCAAATGGCATCGGATTCTAAAACTTGATCTGTTTTATAATTTTTCTTATTTACAATCTCTAATAAAATTTTTGGTTTTGGGCGGCTCATAGTATACACGTATCTCCAAAAAGTACGTGTATATTTATTATGTATAATTAGAATTTTCCGCCGTCCATTTTTATTTGGACCATACTAGGTGTAGGAGTCGATGCTTTTTGATCTAAATCACCTGCTAATTTTGTCATTACAATTGCTAAACTACTTTGTAAATTGATAACTTCTTGCAAAGTTAAAGTGATTGATTTTTGATTTGATTTAATAGCAATCCTTGCTTTATCTAAAAAATCTTCAATTGGTAAAGTATTTAGATGTTTCATATTTTATTAATTTTGTTTAAAAATAGTTTTGTATCAGTATCTGTTTTAAATGGACCGTGATGCTGATATCGTTCTATAGTAATTAATTTTGGACAAAAACTTTTTACCCATCCTTTTCTAAATTTTACCAAATAATATCCTGCACAATATTGGCTTTTACTTTTATTGCTTTTAGAAAATAACGGTAATTTTTTTCGTATGTTGTATAAAGGATTAAACGGTTTGGAACTACACGGATAGTCGTAAATTTCGTACTTTTCTTCTACACAAGGAGAAGGGTTAGAATTTTCTAATGTTTGTATTCCTAACTCTTTTTTGATTTCGTTTAGATTTTTAAATTCAAATTTTTGACCTTTTCTAAGAAAGTCGTAACCTTTTTTCTTTTTTGAAATAGATCCAATTTTTCCTTGTTCGTCTTCTAAAATCCATTCTTTGTTTGGGACAATATTTTTTGAAATAATCATGTGGTATACCTCGCATTCAACGGTTCTGAATAACTTTGTATTTGCTCACTAATTTTTTGAAGATCATATGTTGAACAGAACTTCAAAAGTCTAATCCCCACCTGTTCAACATTTTTTGAATTTTTATTTGCAATAATGGTATCGTCGATGATTTTCTGAATATCATCAGGCTGGGCCTTAAGGTCACAAAGTTTAACATTGCGATAGTAATCGTCTAGCACACGATGCTCAACCCCTTCGTGATCAATCCATTTCTGTAGCATGAGATTGTTCCATGCCCATCCTTTGCTGTTTCTATCTGCAAACGCATCTCTTAGACCAACTTTATTCTTTGTTCCTTTTTCTCTTACACCCGGATACGCACTAAAAATGTTATCGCTAGTGTCACCCCTCATACATTTTTCAAAAAGTAACCATTCGGGATCCGGAGCCGGTTTAATTTGCTTTGTTTTTTTATCTACAACAGGGCGATTTTTTTCGTCGAAGTATCCTTCATGTGTAGTAGTAACTCCAGTTACACCATTATATTGTTTTACATTCGGTGCAATTAATTGCGCGAAATCGCCGTCTGTACTGATGATAATGTGTGTATCTTTAGGATGAAAACGAATCCAGCCAGCAATAAGATCGTCTGCTTCTAGTTGCTGATTATGCAATACTGTGCAGTTTGTCTTGTTGATAACAAAATCTTTAAATTGATCAAATGTTTCCCAAAAGGTACGATCTTCTTCTGCTTCTCTAGGAGATAGTGCTGCTCTTGCTTCTGAACGCTGCCTTTTATAGGGTTCGTAAAAATCTTTACGCCATGATCTCCCTTCTAGGAAAAAGACAACATGATCGCCGTTAAAATCTCTCCATGCTTTTCTAATACTACCAAATACAGTATGGAGACTCATGCCCACTTTATCTTCGAGACTGCCTCTAACAACATGGCGTGCTCTAAAAAAAGTATTAGCAGTATCGACAAGAATATATGTAGCCATTAATAAACCTCAGTCATACCATCATCACGAAGTGCTCGATTGACATAGCCACTTCCTCTTCTTTCCATGTTAACACCGGATTCTGATCCTATGTTTTTACATAGTTCCTGAAACCATTGATCTACTACTGCTTCTTCAGTTTCTCCGGTGTAACCAGATTCACGTAACGATAACACAAAATATTCATTCCAGTCAAGTTCAAAAAAACCGTTTCTGAGATTATCTTTATTTACATGGGTATCTAAAACCGCAACCCAGGGTTCTTTTCGTTCTGTTGCTAACTCTTTTGGACTTAATTTGGCTAAACGTTCTGTTTCTTTTGCGGTTTCAGCAGCGGCGATTGCTTCTTCTGCTTGTTTTTTGGCTTCTTCTGCTGCACGAATGTTTGCTTCAGTTTCTGCTTTGATTTTATCAATACCAAAAAGTTTTTCTATAAATTTATTCATTTTAAGTTCCCCACTCGTTCTTAAAAAGCGGTACTTGTAATCTATCACTGTACCTAAGACCGTGTTTCATACATGCCAGTGCTACGTTTTTATTATTTAAATTATAAACACTTTCGACGCCTCCAACAGGCATAAGATATACTTCACCAAGGAAACCTTCGTCTCTAAATTTTCCCATTGCCATTAACGCATCTTTAATGTCATCTTCTGTGGCTACGACAAATTTAAGATACGTATAACCGACTGTGGAATAATCATATACAATATCTGGTTTAATTGCATCTTCCCACAGTTCACCGCTTGCAGGAAGTTTTGCACTGACACTAAAAGTAATTTCTCGATCACGGTTAGCAGTTTGCCATTCTTTTAGATATTTTTTAAATTTTTCGTCTAATCTTTGAGTACCGTTCGTCTCGAATGTAATTTCTTTAAGACTCTGCATCTTTGGATGTTCTAGTAACTCTGGATAAGCACGTTGCCATCCCAAAAGAGGTTCGCCTCCAGTAATGACTAAATGTTCCCTCGTCCATCTTTTGTATGGTAAGAGGTTGACGATATCCTCCGCAAGGCCATCCGTTTCAACCATAGGTGAAAGGTCTTTGAACCTAGGATCCCAACTAGCATAAGAATCACAACCGGTATGAACAAGAGGTAAATCTCTATACTGTTTAAACTCTGAAATACGACTTGCCACATTGTGTCGTTCATTTGATTTTTCTCCTTTAGGCATTCCAAATCCATCACAGGTAAAGTTGCACCCAAATGTTCTTAAGAACACACTAGGCACGCCCATATATCTTCCTTCTCCCTGGATAGAATAAAATAGTTCACTAACTTTAATTTTTGCCATTTTTATTCCTTGAATAATAAGTAAGTATATTACTAATATTTAGAAAAATCAAGAGCAATGAATAATAAAACTGAAATTTCTTGGACCATTCATAATTATTGCACAGGCGGATGTTCATACTGTCCTTCAAAATTTTGGGGAGGCGGTATTAGGCATTTTGATGAATACATGTCAGTTGCTAAAAAAATGATAGAGCATTTTAATAGTATGGGGAGAATAATTAATTGGAAATTTGATGGAGGAGAACCGTTAGAATTTTTTGAATTTCCAATGTTGTTAAAACTGTGTAAAGAAAATGGTGGAACAACAACATTAAGTACCAACGGTGGAAAACTTTGGTTAGACTGGTTTGCTATTGAACCTAATTTAGATAATTTGATTTTAACTTATCATTATTGGCAAAATCCTAATCTTATTAATTATATAATTCAAACTTTTAAATCTAAGAGTACAACTTTTAAAATGATGGTTCCAATTAGACCTGACTATTTCGATGAAGATTGGAACAGGGCCGAGTTAGTACAAGAAATGCATAATATGCATGTAGAAAAAACTGCTTTATATAAAAGTGCCGAATATATGTTAGGATTGTTGCCGTATACAGAAAATCAGTTAGAAAAATTATTTGGAAAAGAATGGGTTGATAAAAATCGAGGAAAACAAGAAGAAACTTTTAAACAAAAATGGGTTGAAATACTAGAGACCAGTCCCTCATTTACAGGAAAAAAATGTTTTGCCGGAATTGAAAAATTAAAAATATCGGCAGAAGGTTACATTTCTGGTTCAGATTGCAATAATACCAATCATGGAAATATTTTTAAAAATTTTGATTTGTTAAAAGAACCCGAACCATGTAAAATGCAAGCCTGTACGTCAATTTACGATCAAAAAATAACAAAAATTATTTAACAAACACATCGTTTATTTGTCTGCTTACTCTCACAAATGTGGTACACTTACTAAGTTGTTTTAATGTAGGTGCACCTACATAAGTACAAGCACTTCTTAACCCGCCTAATAAATCTAATACAGTATCGTTCACTTTTCCTCGATATGGAATTGTAACTGTGCGACCCTCACTACTACGATAACTTGCTACTCCGCCGTGGTGTTTATCCATTGCAGTATCACTACTCATGCCATAAAATTCAACAAATTTTTTTACTTCAACTTTATAGTTATGAATTAGCAAATCACCATTTTTATCAAATTCTTTGGTTAGGACTTCATTGGTTTTAAAATAATTTGTAATTACTTCCCCACCACCTTCATCATGACCGGCTAGCATACCGCCTAGCATTACAAAGTCAGCACCGGCCCCAAATGCTTTGACTACATCTCCAGGACAAGTACAGCCGCCGTCAGCAATGATGTGTCCACCAAGACCATGAGCGGCATCGGCACATTCAATAATAGCGGATAATTGCGGATAGCCAACACCTGTCTGAATACGAGTAGTGCAAACACTACCAGGCCCAATACCAACTTTAATAATATCTGCTCCACGTAAAATTAACTCCTGTGTCATGTCAGCAGTAACTACATTACCTGCAATAATAGTATGTGTAGGATATCTAGCACGGACCTTAGCAACAAAGTCTCCAAAGTGTTCACTATAACCGTTTGCTACATCGATACATATAAAATGTAATTCTGGATACGTATTTAGAATTTGCTGTAATTTGGTCCAATCTTTGTCACTGGTGCCTGTACTAACGGCAAAATGCTTACCATTGATAAGTTCTTGCATGTAAATAAAATCATTCAGTAGATAACTTTTAACAAGACAAGTAAACATTTTATGTTCTTGCAATGCTTCCGCCATATTAAAAGTACCCACTCCGTCCATGTTAGCAGCCATGATTGGAACACCAGTCCATTCCCACCCGCTATGTTTAAATTTGTAAGTGCGATTTAAATCAACTTCTTTGCGACTACTAAGTGTACTACGCTTTGGGCGAATTAATACGTCTTTAAAATCTAACTTAATTTCGTCTTCGATTCTCATTTAGGCCACTTTCTATAATTACCTTTTCCTGGAATAACGTTTCTTACTCCTCCAACGGGATCTTCAACATCACCTTCGTATCTAGGAATTAAATGCACATGAGGATACATTACAGTTTGTCCTGCGGCACTACCAAAATTAAACCCAATGTTAAACCCATCTGCCTTTCCAGACTTTACTAATTCTAGTCCTGCCTTATATGCATCGTAAAATGCATCTTGAATAACTTCTGGAGTGTTGTAATTGGGAACGAACAACAGGTGTCCGAGAGAAACAGGATATCCATCTCGGTAAACAGTGACATGATAATCTTCGTTAATGGGATTTGTCCAAGGGACATCGGCAGTTTCTAATTCTTTATTTTTATCCATTTTTTGATTTATGTTTTAAGTATACGTTGTTGTGTACCCAACGATCATGTTCTTGTCCTGGAATTAAGAACCCCCATTCGCGACGTTGAGGTCCTGGCATAAACATTGTCCAGCATTCTACTCCTTCGGCAAGTTCGATGCGATGATACGAAGTAGACCGGCATACACGAAAATGACCGGGTCCCCTCCAATGACGTATTTCGCCAATCTTTTTTCCAGTAGAATTAAATTGTGGAACCCATTCGTAGTAACCACCCTTGAGAATTAAAGTAGCGTAAGGCCATGGATGATCATGCACATCATCGGGGTCTGACTTAAGAAACTTGTGCAAGAACACATTGAAAGGAAACCATTTTCTGTCGCGGAGAAATAGATAATAGCGTTCGAGATATGGTTCATTTGATTGTCTATCCAATACAATTCTTTTTCGATTATTCTTTTCAAGAATATTTAGTAACCATTTCATTTAAAATTCTCCAATAACGAATTTGCACTGAAAAAATAATTTGTAAGATCTGTTGCCTGTTTTTCTAGATAAACAAGATGTTTATCGTAGTTGTCAATAAATCTAATTATAGAAAAGCAAATTTCTCGTCGGTGAATTTCATAAGACTTCCAAGATTCGGTCCATTGGCTAGGGTATTTAAACCCTTCGTAATACATTTCTTTATAGGAAAGCCGATCTGGAACCATTGGGATTGCACCCACTAACGCACCTTCATAACAGCCTATACCTAGTGTTTCTTGTAGACTGCAACTGAATACTATTTTAGATTCGCCTAAAATTTTATGATATTCGTCTTTTGTTAGTTGTTGATCTTGGCAAACTACAAAATTGTACTGTGGTAAATGTTTGGCAAGATCTCTAAAAATTTCTACTTGTTTTTCTGGAGCAATTCGATGAGGGAAAACAATTTGATTTTTCTTTGTGAGACCTTTAAAAGGCTCAAGTGTTTTTTCCATATATTCCATAGGCCAGCCAGACCTGATGATATTTTTATTTTCCATGTATCTCATCGCACCTGTTCTAAAATCTACTCCTAAAAGATTTTCCATGAACATTTCAATATGGAATTTAGTTGCAAAATAGTTATGATCGATGGCATGAAAAAAACTTTTTTCGGCATGTCTAACCCATGGTGCATCATTGATAAGTCGGCCTAAGAAATCATGTGGATCATAACTACCGGCATGCCACAGAGCGTGAATCTTAACTGGGATGTTAAGAAGTTCACTCATGTATTTTAAGTTTATGATACCAGGATGCCAAGCATCAGTAAACAGAAAATGATCACCAGACTTAATTGCTCCGGCGCAAAATAAACGACCCAGTTGCTCAACTTGGCTAGACTTATAAACATTAGTCCCCCCAAAATTAAGAAAGGCACCAGGAGTAGTGGCATTAGGAATATCTTTAGGGCCACTAATAACTTGAATTTGATGTCCTGTTTTTTTAAGAAGTTCTGGTACATGATCTTTCCATTGTGCTGTGTATCTAGATTCAACCGGTTCTAGATCTATTATATAAATTGACATTCACGAATCCTTACTTTAAAAAAATTGTGTCATAAATATCTTCAACAATTTTAAGGATATTATATGACACAAGTTTATAGTCCCGCAACTACTTATATTACCAATCGCATAGGAAGAAAATTTATTTTAGAAGACCAGGATACATTATACCTTCAAAGATTGGCAGGAAGAGGTTATCAAATTAGTAATTTACGAAGATTCAGAGATCTAACTAAAAATGCAAGAACATTGATCGATGTTGGTGCAAATATTGGAAATAACACTATTGAATATGCAACATGGGCAAAACAAGTAAAAAGTTTTGAACCTACACCTTGGGTAAGAAGTTGGTTTGAAGAAAACTTACAACATAATCAATCTACATTTATTGACAGCGACGGATGGTATAAATTAGCAGATGATTCTTGGGCAAGTTTAGCGCCTGTGGGGAAAGTTGAAATTTTTCCATATGCACTTAGTGATAAAGCATACAATACTGAAATGTATTGTCATCCAAGAAATGCTGGCCATAATCATATTGTCCCAGAAGGAGAAATGCAGTTGACTAAAAGTGGATGGGCAAAACGTCGAGAACCAAAAGTTGAAAAAATTAAATATTCAGTCGAAGTTAAAACATTAGATAGTTTTGGATTTACAGAAGTTGATGGAATCAAAATCGATGTTGAAGGATGGGAATTGCCTGTTATTAAAGGTGCTAGGACTTTGATCGATAGAGATAGGCCTGTTATTCAAACAGAAATGGTAGAAAAACAATGTTTACGTGCTGGTTATACTGCACAAGAACTGTGTGAATATATGAATGATATTGATTATGTTCAAACACTTAATGATGGTACAGTACTGGGTAGAGATTGGCAAGTAGTACCTAAAAAGATGGATAGATTTTGGGTTCCAAAAGAAAAGATCTAAAAAAAAGCCGCATAATGCGGCTTTTTTATTATGAATGTCTCTTATAACTTTTTGTCTTTTTTCCTTTTTCCTTAGCCCATGCTTTGTATTCGGGGGATTTGTAAAGATCTCTCTCGTCATACTTGAGCAGATTAAACCGACAATGATCGAGCCACGCTTCAAGATCATCGAAGATCTTAGTCACTTCGGGCTTCATAACAAGAGTGCGTTGAACGTTAGGAGACAATGCCATTTTAAAAATACCTTAAATTAAAGGGTTGATGGAAATTTAATGAAGCAACCATTTTCGTTGTCTTCACTTACACTAATCCAGACCTCTCGGACTGGGTATCTTGCGTTAATGGTTGCATGAAGATCTCTTGCAATCATTTCGCAGGATTTGTGGTTGAGTTCGAGTGTGCCTTCGTTGTATAGGCTTTCGAGCCAACGTTTAAATTGAATAAATTCAATATCACGATCATCGTGATGAACTTGGATATATACTTTGAAATGAAAAATGTGTCTATGTGGATAACCTAAAAAACTTACATCATATTCATCATTAGTAACTAGTTTAGGATTAAACCTAGCGTCTGGATAATGATGAATGCCTTCTTTTTGGAAAGTTACCCAAATCATGGATTGTTCGGTATTCATTGAAGCACGTTGTCCTTATTATATTGATTCCAGTCTGTAAATTTACTACGATCCATTAGTGTATGTAGACTGTGTGACCACACACCGGGGTTAGTTGAATTAAAACCTTTGTCATCAATTTTGAGCATCGTATTGTAATTCCAAAGTTTAATATACGGAATTGGTACACGAATTTGCGGAATAAAATTATCATATTCGCAAAGACCACCTTCATGAAATTCTTCGACTTGATTCATCGGAATATCAAGACTGCATAGATAATCTCTATCAAGGAAAAATTGGATCATTTCTTCCCAAGCCTTATGTTCGTCATAAGTTTGAGGATTATAACTATGGTTAGCACCAAAGAAGATATGCTCACAACCTTGCATTTTAAGTGCAATAGATTCTACGGATTGAATACCTACTACAAATAATGTAGTCATTCCGTATGCTGGAGTCCGTTCTACTTCTTTGCCAGTAAAGAAAACAATGTTTTCGTTAACACCAGATGCGTAATTTCTTTTCATTTTTTAACTTTTGAAGTTTTTGACTTTTTTAGTTTAACGGAATTTTCATATTCTGTCAATGCATTATGAACATCTTTTTGAAGAGCATCCCAATCTGTAACGAATTCTACTCGACCATCTTCATATTCGGTTCTGGTACTATGACTACCTTGAATAATTTTGGGCCATTTTACATCTTTTTCTTTTACTGTTTCTTTTTTACGAGGCATTTAATTCTCCTGTAATACTTTCTTCTAAGGCTCTTAATTCGTCGTCATCTGGGTTAGCAAGATCAATTTCTTCTTTTTTAATTTCGCTAGATTTAAATAAAACTCTAAAATTGTTTTGAGCAGGACCGCCTTGTAGTCTAGCGCCTTCCAAACTTTTTATAAATGGCAATGCTTGTTCAATTAGATCAAATGCTTCTTTTTTAGTATTTGTGGAAAACAATTCATCTAAAAAGTTTTTAAAGTAAAGTATTCGATTTGGAACCCATTCGCTATATTCTTTTTCTTTTTTACCTTCGATTCCCGACAATCTCCAATTTGGATTAAATCTTGCAGATTCGATGTCCATTAATTGTTGTGCTTTTTGCACTGCTGCAATATGGCAATAAACATTATGGCCCATCATTAGAGCGTAAGCAAAACTATCCCAAGAAGTTTTACCTTCTTTACCTACTTTGTTTAACATTCCCGGAGCATACCAGCAAATGTCTCCCATAGTTAACCTATCAGCGATTTCTGATTTCCATGGGAATGGGATGTCTGATTTTGAAAGTGATTTGTTATCTGGTGCTTTGTCCATAATAACACTCCACCTTTTGGCTTGGTGTGAACTGTCTGTGTAGACAAGCCCGTGTGCAGTTGCGATAAACGGTGAGGCGCAATCAAAAGATATGGTAACTTCTTCATTGATATGTTTCCTTAGTTGTCTTTGGATTAATGTAAGATAACAACTCCAATCTAATTGAGCAGTGCCCAGGAAGTGGATCCAATTTTTGCCTTTCAGCATTCCATCTTCCCTCATGGTCATTAATCTTTTAAGAGTAATGTCCATCTTACACATATTAGCACCACCAAAGGCCCACCCTTCTGCTTCTTTGCCAGCGTACTGACCTGTGGAGTCACTAAATTCTTTTACACCATTGTACCATTGTTCCGCAGTATCCCAATCTGATCCCTGTAGAACATTTAGCCATTTAGTTTGACCTAAGCGATTCTTAAGAAAGTAATCGTTATTGAAACGTGTTTTTTCTAGACAATCTTCAAATGTCTTTAGTCCAGTTTTAGGACTGTGTATATGATCACAGGCCCAAGTTGGAACGTCTAACATCATAGACCAGTCAGCAGTTAGTTCTAGCCATTCTAGAATTTTTTGACGTGTTTTATTTGCTTCTGCACCTTCAAAATTTAACCAATCAAATTTAAGAACACCTTTACCAATCTGGTATCCACCAGAATCTCCTAAAATCATAGTTTGTCCACGATCACGTTGTTGAATCATAGACTCTTGTTCTAGACTTTTTTGAAGATCTAATTGTGCATGGCCTGCTGAATAAAGAGCATATTTGTAGGTAAAGTATCCTTGTTCTTCATTTAAGAAATTCATTCCCTCAATACCGCGATCAAATCCTTTAGGAATTCGATCTTTAGGAACAAATTCTTCTAGGCGTTGCTTGGCAACATAGGTACTGTAGAAACTACTAATAGCTGGCAAATATACAGCATAGTCTTTTTGTAATGGGGTTAAGTTAACTGGTGGTTTCTTCATCTTTACTCAATATAATTGTTGCTTTTAACTGTTCTTTTGCATGATTTAAATTTTCATATGCGGCTTTAACAGCAGGATGTTCTTGGCTTAGTTTTTCTAATTCTTGATCTTCTATCATCTTACTTCTTGCCCATTCTATAATTATTTGAGTATCTGGGCTTAAATCTACAAATTGATTTGAATTAACCTGCATCCAAGAAGTACCATCAAAAACTTCAACTCGTCCGCCGCTATGATAGCGTAACATGCCTGTAAACGTCTGAGAAGAATTATTATAATACGATCCAGAAGAGCCGTTAACAGTTATGTATTTTCCAGATGATAGACTTGTAATCATGTCAATGCTGGAATAATATATTTGTAAGTTGCTAGGCCGCTGTCCAGTGTAATTTGTAGAGCACCTTCATTGCTGATACTCATTTTGCAATTGTTAACATCGGATGCTTTGAGTATGCTCAATACCTGTAACACAGGCCAAGACCAATTTTTGTTTAGACTACCTGTGACATTTTGTGCGAAAATAAATTCACCACCGTGACTTGCTGCATCACCGAAAATAAATTTTAAATTATTGCTGTCAGTTTTTGTTAAAAATGTAGCATGTTCGCTATTTGCTGCTGCTTGGAATGCAAATCTTTGTACACTAGCAATGCTTGGTTGAACTTCGACATCCCACTTAACGCCTCTAAATTTAACTGTTTGAAGTTTAATATTAATAACTTCGGAATTCATAAAACGATAATCGTTTTTAAAATCTTTTAAAGCATTTTCAAAAAGTAGTCCGGATGGAAAAGTTTCTCCGTTTTTGTCAGTTTTGACTACTTCAATTTTTGCACCTTCTTTATATTCGGGGCAATCTAACAAATATTTTAGTTTATTCATTTGTGCCATTCCAAATACTCCGATCATGTCTTCGTACGGATTAGATGTTTCTGCAAACATGATAACAGTTCGATCATCGGCCATGCTGTCGATTTGTGTTTTTTCATCTGTGCCGGTTACCCTAACAATATTAAGGAATCCCAGGCTGTGTGTGTGACTAACAATGTCTTGTAAAATATCTTTCATATAAAATCCTTTCTGTTATTTTATTTAGGTTAATGATAAAAGTCAACAATTTTTTTTAATTAAAGGAAAACAATTTTCCGAACATATTATCATCTTTAGTTGAGTTTAGGTCCCACTCTAAAACACCAATTAGGTTGTCTAATTTGTTGTTAATAATTGTGGCTTCCATTTCTGCATGATCAAACGGTAATTCTTGAAACCATTTAGGTAGTCTAAGTTCGTCTACAGGATATGCAACACTGGTAAATCCTAGGGGATTATCTTTCATTTTGCAGACGATGACTTTCATTCCATCAACGATTCCTATAGAATATTTGTCACCATTCATCTTACGGAGCGTATTCCAATTAATACTTGCTCGGACATGACCAGGCATATTTGCCTTGCCAGCCTTCTTCTCTTTATCTTCGTATTCTGTAATGTTGTTGGCTCGTTTGGGCGAACCTTTTTCCCATCCTGGGCGAGTTTTAAATTCTGTTCTGAACTCACTAATTCTCTCCAATATTTCTTTTTCTTGAGCACCGTTTAGTACCTTGGTTAAAATTTCTTCTAAAAATATCTGCATAAATTCTGGAGTATCTGCACGTTTTAAGTCTAATCCCATTGCTTTAATTTTACCAGGTTTACCGTCGACGTCTAGTCTTTTACCTTCTTTGTCGTAATAAAGAACAGCATACCTTTTCTTTGTAATAAAGAGGCCTTTACTGGCAACAATTTCTCTACCTGCTTTAATTACTTCTCCTCTAGATTTTGGACAATGAAATGAATCTTGCATAAAATGAGGAAAAGTGGCATTAACTGTTTCTGCAATAGTGTTATAAAGTTGAATAACAATATCTTTATCCCAGGGGACTAAGTTTTTCTGAATGTCAATTTTTAATGTACTGTATGCACTGAAGTAAGCAGAGTCAGTATCACCATAAATGATGCTCTTTCCAGTGTGATCGTATTCTCCAGTAATTACTTCATTAATTTTGCTAGCCATGTGCTTGGCAATTTGTCTTCCAGTTAACGTAGTGCTCTGACCAATTCTTTTATCAAAAAATCTACATCCGACATTAAGAATGGCTCCGTATAAACTGTTTAGATTAATCTTTTTAACTAGTTGTCTTTTATCCCAATATTCTTCTTCAATTTTATTTTCGGCTTTAATTGCTTCCTTTAATTTAGCCTGTAACTCTTTACGTTCTGAATACCATCTTTTTAGCAATCCGGGAATAATACCTTCGTTTTCGTAACTAAAAATTGTTCCGTTAGCACTTAACATCCATGGCTTATTATTTTCAAAAATAAGTTGATAAACTTGAGCCGCACTTAAAATATGAGTCTCTCCGTTTTCTAAATCTAACGTAATTTCAAATGCTCGATCTTGCCGCATGACAGCCTCATACTCAAATGTACCAAACATACCTTCCCATGCTGCTGCAAACGATTTTTTATGCAAATTCATTTGCTCATGTATAAATTGATCAGTTTTTACAGGTCTTAATTGTCCTACAATAGTTTCTGGACCCATGTTTAACGCACGAATTACTGAAGGGTATAGACTGTTAATGTCCATTGATCCTATCCAGTCGTGAAGACCTTTTTTAGGGTATGCAACATATGCACCTGCGGCTTGTGTATCTCCTAATTCGTCTCTGTTTGATCTGCTAGGAACAATCAATCCTCTCTGATGTGATTCATTAATAATAGCCTGTTCAGTGACAGCAACAGCCCCGAGTGTTGTTTGTAGCAAAACTGTATTTTCGTGTGCAATTGTATTGGCTAGATCTAAAAATTTTAATTTTTTATCTAGTTTATCTAACAGAGAAACGTCCTGTCTGTTATATTCTATAAACTTTCGAAAGTCATTGTTATATAACTGATCTAGGGTTCCTTCGTAAACTGTTTTAGTTTCACCTAATTCGTATTCAGCGATAGCATCTAATCTATAACTATGTCGTTCTTCATATGTATACTTGCGATATAGTTCGAGACTGTCCATATGTACACGACCGACTAAGTCGTAAGTAGTTGCGGCTTTACCAAATTTTTCATATTCACGCTTTTTAGGAAACTTATTCCATAAGCAGAAACTTCTAGTGTCGTCTTTACTTAAAACTTTTGCAACTCTATTAACAGTATAAGGAATATCAAAACCTTCGCTGTTCCATCCGCTTAACACATCTGCATCTTCAATTAATTGTAAGAACATTTCTAACATTTCACCTTCAGTTTCGAACAAGTGAGTGTTGGGGAAGTCTTTAACTAATTCGGTTGCTTGACTGATAGTTAGTGTTTTTGGTGGAACTGCTAGTGTTACTAAGACATCAAGCCATTGAAGACATACAGTAATTGCCGTTATTGGCATAAATGCATCATCTGGACTAGCGTATCCTCTTTCGGGATCAAAATCTACTTCGATGTCAAAAAATGCTGCATGTAATTTTGGTGCATCTCGACCTAAATAGTTTTCTTCTAATGTTCTAAAGATTGGATTAATGTCATGTTCAAAAAGTTTATGATTGCTATAAACTCGTTGTTCTTTTTGAAAGTCTTTGTAATTCTTGCACAATACACGACTTAGACTTTCTCCGTATATTGATCGGTGTTTCCCTTTTGTATCGGGGTAATAAAAAATATATCTTGCAGGATATTCTTGATAAATTCTGCCTTTCTTATTGTCTCGTTCAACAACAAAAACGGTGTCCTTTTCTCTATCCCAGATAGCATCAACGTAACTCATTTTTTCTCCTACCGTTTATGGCCGGTTAACCTTAATAATGCGAATTATGGCTCGCTAACCTTGAACAAAATTATTTATTATAGAATTTTTTTGCTGATATATAAAGCGGCACCTATACTAGAACCGGCATCACCGGGAAAATTTGGCACATGAAAATCTTTGAATAAAATCTTAATTTTGTTGTGTACAAATTTATTATACGCACAACCTCCAGTAAATACAAGTTTATTACTATACTGCCTTGCAATATTGGCTAATTTAATAATTTCTTTCTCGAACACAAACTGAACCGAAGCCGCAATATTAATTGTATCGTTGCTATTACTTGTGTTAACGTCCCAATCCCATATTCCTTTATGCAAATTTTTATCTAAATAAGATTTAACTTTATCGTGGTAAATCCAAGGATTTCCTTTTTGACTTATATTCATTAATACAGATTCATCTCGAACTGGTTTTAATCCAATTAACTCTGTAAATGCTGAATAAAATAAACCTAAACTATATGGGTAGTTTTTAACCATAACACGTTCAAAATTTCCATAACTGTAATTCCAAATGCTGACAGTATTCCACTCTCCGATAGCATCTACTACTAGTACAGCCGTATTATCAAAACCGCTAGAATAAACACCAAAATGTGCATGACTTAGATGATGGGGTGCATAAAAAATAGGAATTGAATTTAAATTAAATTGTTTTAGATATACAGACGGCAAATTTTTAAAAGATAATGCATCTTTAAATTGACCGGCATAGATCTGTCTTGTTTTTTTAAGCCAAGGGTTTTCGTACCACGCAATCACATCTGGATTTCCAAATTTCTTTGCTTCTTCCACAAGATCATTAGTTAAATAAAGACTGTTTTTTGATTTTTTATGAAAAAGTATGTCTTTATCGAACACGCATATACTTGTGTCGTGATTGAGTGCGTTAATTCCAAAAATTTTCATTTATAGATAAATGGATCTCTTTTTCGCAATTCTTTAATTCTTTGTTTTAATTGCTTTTTTTGTCTCCACTTTTGGAAAAGTGATTTTAATAATCTAATCATTGTATTAACATCCGAATTAAACCCACTGAATCGATTGTGGTAAGTAATAGATAGTTTGCGAGCATTCCGAAGGATTGACGAGTGTAAGCAGCCCAAGCGTACATAGCACAACCTGTAATCCAAATAGGATATAGAACGAGAAGCGGCGGCGTTGGGACTGTAAGGGCCATTGTGATTGCACAACCAATAGATATTGCCCAAGCACCCAACTCAACAATGAACCTAAAAGGATAAGAACGAAAGTCATCTCGAATCCAATCAAATGTTGGCTTTAACAAATCTAACATTTTTAGTCTTCACGGCGATTAGCATGTCCGCTGATATCGACAATAGTTTCGAGGTCATCAAATTCACGGAATACCTGATCCCATTGATCTTTAAGTGCAATACGAATTGCTTTTCGAATTACACTGGGTTTAACATCTAACTCTTGTGCAACGGCTTTAATAGTTTCATTTAGCCCTTCAGTAAGATCTTGAATTTCTTGTAGAACAGTAACACCTTCTGAAATAATTTGTTTAATTTTGGCCTGCTCGGGGGTCCCGAATGATTTACTCATAATTTCTCCTTAATAATTTAATTATATAAAAATTAAAGGATTAAAGTCAAATCATTTAATGCCAATTTTCATAAATCTTTGATATTGAGTCTCTGGATCTTCGAAAGTTTTTTCGTCTAAAACTAAGGTATCAGTAAGAAAAAATTCTTGATCTAATTCTTCTAATGTATCGTATACTCCGTTGGCATTGTTTCTACTTTGTAGTGCTATCAATGTCCCATCTGGAATTTTATCAAACCATTCTGTTCCATTAATGTCGTTTATTGAAGTGTTAATAATTAGACTGTTTTTATCCAATTGTTCAAATTTTAACGTGTTAACATCTTTTTGGATACACTGATGATTTATTTTTAATGCTGAAAGTATTTTTTTAGAAATAGCAATATGATTTTTGTCTAAATCAACATTAATCACTTTTTTAAATTTTATTCCGCATCGGTCTAGCATTATTGCCATTGTGCCGTACCACGATCCTAATATATAAATTGTTGAGAATTTTTCTCGATTTAACACTTTTAAATTTTGGCATAGCCAAAGTTTACTTTTTAGCAGATCGGGAGTTAAACTACCCTTAAAGGTCGGAGGACTAATTTCATTTAACTCTTTAAATCTCATGTTAATCTGCTTTCTTACCTTTATCTTTTTCAGTAATTGGGCCTCCGGTAACCCATGCTTTACAACTGCGACTACCTGCACATTTAAAATGTAAAAAATTACAATATCCTAGATCGCTGAGATTTATAGTTGCGTTTGGGTCAATATTTTTTTCGTTGCCTTTAATCCCAGTTGCAATGCATTCCCTCATGCTATCGCTAACATCGAATGCTGCACAATTACCGCATCGCATTGTTTTAGCAGTTGTCTCACTTACTCCAAATATCTTAGCAGATTTTTTCCAATAATCTTCTGGTTTATCGGGATTGGCTGGCCCGTAGTGATATTCGTCTATGGCTTTTTGCCGATTTTTTAAATTAATATCTATGTTATGTGTGGCAATTGGGCAACCTTTATTTGCCGATTCGACTAATGTTATAAAATTTCTCATCAGTTTTTCTCAATAGCGTGTTTTCTAGCAGACTGTGCCATTTGAATTTTTTTAGCAGGAGTTTTATTTCTAAATTGATGATATCTTTCTGGGTCAGCATCTAAAAAAGTTTGTTCCCATTGATCCAATGACACGGCAGGAGTTAATTTTACTGCCGGCTTTAATTTAGGTTTATCTTGAGCAGGATCCTGTGCCGGATCTTGCGGTTCCTGCTCACTTACTTTTTTGATTTATTTTTTGCCTTCCAAGCAGCACCGTAGGCCTTGCGTTTTTCTACATCAGTTAGTTTACCGTCTTTTCTATATCCTGCTTTAATATGCTTGACTATACGTTCATATTTGTCTCCTGGAGGAGCCTTTTCATATAGTTGATTCATAAGACTTTCGATATAAGAATCCTCGCCTACTGGTACACAGTTGTCTACAGTGCGGCCACCTTTCTTTTTAGTGCCCATACGTTTGTAACCTTTCCAGCAGGCTTTACCATCTACACCTTTTTTCTTGCCTTCCGCTACACCTTGCTGACCGGCATCTAATCCTTTGCCGTATAATGTTACGGCTTTAGCGCCTACACCATATGGAGGATTCATTACAATACCTTGTTTGCCGTGTTCGACGCCAATAGCATACCAATCAATATTGGCAGCACCACCGGCCTTTTGTGCTTCACGCTTCCAGAATGATAAAGAATTCATACCTTCCGCTACACTTGCTTCATTTTTTGGTTGCCAAAACTTTCCTGGACCAAATAATTTATCTGCTTGTGAATTTTGATAAGTCGAATACCATTTTCCACTTTTGCTTTGTTTTAAACCAGCAGATTGTGCATCATTTTCTTGCCCAGGTTTTACGTTATAAAAATACATTCCTGAAGGCTTTGAATATGATCTACTAGGATATCTTGATCCATATCTGCTACCGCCATAACTACTGCCCGGTGCTCCACGAAGTAATTCTTTTTCGCCCTCGTCGTTGACACGCCATACATTGCCTTGACTATCTTTATAAGTGTGGGTTTCGTACTCATTAACTTGAGATTCTAACGCACCTTGTTCTCCACCGATGCTGCGCAATACAGCAGTTAAATAATCTGCCGATTTAGTAATTTTACTTTGTTGCCATGCTTCTAGCCCTTCCATCTCGCTATAACGTTTGATTAGAACTAATAATTTTTTAGCATCAGACATGATACTTTGGAGTTCGTTGCTGGCCATGCTAATTTCGTGGTCAGGTTCTTGATCGCCTTCCGCCACACCTTCATTGTTTTCATCTTCAGCATCAAAATCATATTTGTCGTATTGAATGTGACCGTCGTGTCCGATGCCAGACAGCACCACCATAACATAGTCGTCGCCATAATCGGGTTCCCATCCTAATGCCCTTAATTCATCTGCATTGTCGCCGTCAGTCCAGTATTGGTAAGCCAATGGAAATAATTTTGCCTTGTATTTTTCCATACTTGGCAAGTATGATGGATCAAGATCAACTGGTTCAAATTCTTGTGTCGGCCACATCTCGTCAGCATCGCCTGGAGTAATTTTTCCAGTCATTTTTCTCATTGATTTATCAAATTTTTCGTCACCTGTTGTTTCCGCCACACCTTGTTCCGTAGTAGATTGTGTATATGGTATACCGATTAATGTATTTTTATAGGTTCCATACACATAATCGTTTACATTATTTTTGATCTGATACTCAATACCAGATTGATTCATAGTGTCATCTACTAGTTTTTTTTCTTGAGGGGTCAATTCACGGGTTATCTTAATAACTAACATAGTTTTTTTGGCTCGTAACGAATCTCTGGCTGAACGACGCAAGGATTTATAAAGATCCTTGGATATTTCAATAACCTCTGGACTTAGATCGGCTTGTTCAATTCCTTCTGCTACACCTTTCTCTTCATCAAAAGGCTTACGATGTTTTTCTTTACCTTGTTTTTGTTCTTTTTTCTTATCACGATGCGCACCTGCACCGGTCTGTGATTTCATCGGACCTTGACGAGGCTTCTGATTAACAGGCACAGAAATTGTCTGTCGTCTTTGAAGTTCACCTAGGGGTTTTTCCGCAGTAGCAATACTATTCGTTCCAATAGCACCTGCAGTTGTTGTTTCTAAAACGTACCTAGTTTCATTAGGTAATTTAACTTTTTTAAATTCTTCGTTCATTTTTTACTCCAATTCGCCACTGGACTTACTGTATAAGTATCTGGTGTTTCTTGACTTCTCATGTCACCTTTGTTTACATCGTGTATATTAACTCCGGCTACTTTAGCCGCAACATTGATCATATCTTGATCACATTGACTATATGGATGTAGACTTTTATATCTACCGATCCAACTTTCTTCATCCATCTCTGGCATTGTTTTTCCATCAGTTGCAGCCAGTGCCAAGCCCAATCTATATAATTTGTAATCGCTATTCCACTTATCGTCATCAGTGTATTTGTTAACGCCGCGGGTAGGATTTTGTTGACGCTTGGTCATTTTTCCGCCTTTGCGTTCAACCATGAATTCGCGTGCTCTCATTTAAGTGTTGCCTTTAACATCCAACCGTGTTTAGCATGAGCATCTAATCTACTAGCAATAAAATCACTAAATCCATGTTCGCCTGCTGCTTCACTGACTTCGAACAATTTCTTTAAGATAACTTTCATTTTTTCATTATCTTTAAGCAATTCAGCAACCATTTGCTTACCGTCGAAGATTTCTGTTTCGTCTTCGACTTGTGTTAACATATTAAGTCTAGTGTAACTGCCGGGCATATATGTATCTAAACTACGAATTTGTTCAGCAAACACATCTATGCTTTCATAAACTTCTTCGTAAATTTTACCAAATAGATTATGCAAAGGTTCAAAAAACATACCTTCTACGTTCCAATGGAATTGGTGTGCTTTTAGATAAAAACTAAACTCGCTGGCAAATGCTATTTTTGCTAATTGGTGTAATTGTTCCATGATCGTATATTTATTAAATTTTACGTTCGCCAGTTAGGTAGGGTTTACTGAACCAAAGTTTAAACCATTCTTCTGTTCCTGGCTGAATATTTTTTTCACGCATAATACGAGCATTTTCTGCTGCGGTTGTTGTAATGTTACCACCTTGATTTAATCTAGATTGCGCAGTCTGTTGATTATATTCCGCTAATCTTGCTTGTCCGCCTAGACCTCCTAAAAACTGAAGTCTTTTTATTTGATGTGCGGGATCGTCGGGTGCAAGATAGCAATCATCGGGGCTGTCTTGTGCGATATTTTCTTGAGTGATGTAATACTGTTTCATTGGTAAAATTTAACCTTAATAGTGCATTAAACAATCTAGTTTCTGATGTATAATCTTTATTATTAATTTTATAAAGATTTTCAGTGTCGAATTTATGAATCATTCCTGTGTCAACTGATTTTATTTTTGCTTTAGATCGATCTAAATTAACTGCTATTACTTTCCATGTTTCGCTAGAACCTTTAAATGAAACTAAATCACCTACATTTATTTTTCCAGGTACAGGATCAAATATAGATGATTCTACTACGGGAGCAGCAGCGGGAGGTTGGATATTCATATTTTTTCTTGCAACATCCATTAGGTGTTTGATATATTCAACACCTAATTTTTCTACATTAAAACCTTTGCTCCATATTTGAAGGGCTTGATTTTCAGGCATAGTTTTTAATGCATTTCTCATTTGAGTAGTGCTTACACCAGTTCCGCCTGCTTCTTCATTTCGAGAACTTATATCTTCTTCCCATTTAACATGCTTTAGATTTGGATGGTTTCCAAATCTATTGGTTGCCCATGCAACTAACCCATCTGCAAATGCTTTTCTGTCTTCGCCTACTGCTATAATAATATGATTAAAATACGGCGGTTTTTTCATTAGTTCATATTCGACTTTCTTACCAAATTGACCAATTGTTGCTTTATCTGTTTGTAAATCAAATTGTGCGTCTACACTTAATATGCCTACTCCTGGAAATAGTTTTCTAAGAGTTTCTAATTTTGTTTCTACAGGAAATGGATCATCTGGTCCTACTTTACCACCTACATATACAAATGGAGTCGCTCCTTCTTTATTTGCTCTATCTATGGCAATACTTATTAACTGTTCATGACCTCTATGTCCAGCAAAACTACCCATGGCAACAACCGCAGATCTTTTTTCAACAGATCCAAATGATTGCTTTTGTAATATTTTTTCTTTCATCAAGGGACTTGTAACTTTAAATAGTCTTCCACTAGGCATGTTTCCAACAATACCTTCGTTGTATGGGCCTAGCATATCCATACCTTTTAATTTTGGACTATCAATAATTGCCTTACTTAATTCTGCCCTTGCTTTATCTAATACAGGAATTACTTGAGCATCTCTAATGGCTCTGTCTGCTGGTTTTCTGCTAGTCAGTGTTGCCCGCAAATCTGCAGGCAAATTGACAACAGGAGCAATTATTTTACCAACATTTATTCCTGATTGATCTAATTCGTTTGAAATAATTTTAATGTTAGAATCACTTGTTGATAGTAATTTTTTAATTATATTTTGTTCATCGGGTATTCGTTCTTTAGTTGAATACTTTTTAACCATGAACGGGGCCAACGTCATTACTTTCCCTAATTTTTTTACATCGTAAGGAATATTAACAAATGTTTTAAATCCTTGACTGTCTGGAGTCATATTCGAATCGTACATCATTTCTGCTTGTACAATTGTGTCGGGGGGTAAAGTTTGAATAAATTTACTTTTTAAAATTGTTTCAGCAGCCTTGTCATAATTAATTGCTCTTGCAATTGCGGCTTTACCTAATTCGCTGTTCGGATCTAATTCACCTTTTTTTACTAATTCTTGATTATAAGCCAAGAATGATCCTACATCTTTTAATCTAACTGGATCTGATCTACTGCTAGTAATAAAAAATGGCTCTCCAGATTCGTCTTTACCGAATCTCATACCCATTCCGTCGACTTTTAAATTTATCTGTATATTATCTAAATTTCCGCCTAGTTGTGCTATTTCGTCGCATAATTCTACGAATGCAGCAGGCTTCATTTCTGTACTACTTGGAGTACCGTCGGGTCTACGACTATAAATGTGTTCAATACCTTGCCTACCATAATTTGGCTTGGCATCTTCTTCTGTTAATACATTAATAGGCCATTGTCCGGCTGCTTTTAATTTTTTTCTAAGAGAATTATACTGAATATCTTTTCTAGCAGCACCTTTGCTGGTTACATTGATAGCATCTTGTTTTTCTTTAGGTAAACTATCAAACCATTTCTTAAATTGTTGTAAATCAAAATATTCATCTGAATATATTTTTGCCATTGCTACTGCTTGATCTCGTAATTGTTTTTTGTTTGAAATTTTTAAAATTTCTAGTCCTTTATCAATTGCGGCAAATTTTGCCTCAGCATCGGATTCTGGATTATCTCGATCGATCATCTGTGCTGCTTCGTCAAAACAAATTTTTATAAATTCTTCAAATGCAGCAGTTATTTGACTTTGATCTAAATATTTGTTCATTAGTTCTAAAGTCCCTACATAACTTTTTTGTAAAGTTTTATCGTTTCCGCTGGGCTGCACTCCAAAAAACATTTCGAACTGTTGATCTAAATTTTGTATATAAGTTCTTTGAGCGCTGGGCAATTCTTGTTGTACAGGAACACCTTTTATATCCATAGGTTTTCCAGTTTGCGGATCTAAGTAAGGAGAGAATTTATAACTTGCTCCACCTCCCTGACTGCTTCCTACTGCAAAACTTATATCTTTTGATTGAGTAGGTTCTGGTTCTATATTAATAGCACGATTTTTTCCCGAGCCTTTATATGCTGCTATGTGCTTTGGAGTTACTTTAGCAGCAGGTAATGCTCTGTAAATCCATTTATGAAATACACCCTTAATGCCTGCGGTAATATCGTCCCACTCTGAACTATGACTAAATTTATACCATTCGGTGGGGTGACCTAATTCTTTATCATATTGCCCAAATTCAAAATCAATTTGAACATTTAGTCCAATTTCGTCGATACGAAAAATTGAATTGAATTGTTCCGCAGAAGAAGAATATCCCAATAATCTTCCTGGACCAAACTGTTGTTTATAATGATCATCTAAAAATTTTTGTATCTGTGGTTTTTGATCTACATCGCATTGTACATCGATATCGCCGACTTTTTGTTTATATTTTGTAAATTCTTGATCTGAAATTCCAGCAGTATTAAAAAAGTGTTTAGAACTTCCGCTTAAATATTCGTTTGATTTAAATAATTCTTCTCCAAAAATTGGTTCTTTATAAATGGATTGAAAACTTTGATTCAACGCATTAATTGTTTGTTTTACTAAATTAGCAGCCTGAGTTCTGTTAGTTTTTTCAAGATCAATTTTTTCAGCAGAATATACAATCTCTGGATTATCTCTATCGGCGACTTGAGCATTACCGCCTTCAGTTAATTTTTTATTTTGAAAGATATTTATAATTTCAAAGATTTTCATTTTTATTTCTCAAACCATAATTTTCACAATAGTGGTCATACAACCTTTTACAAATGCCTTCTCTCATTTCTTGAGGAAATTTTTTATTCATCCTACCGGACATTTTTTTGTCTTCATAAAAGTTTTTACAACCGTCTACGACCATTGGCATAAACAATTCGTATATTTGTCGATCGCCACATTCGTCTAATGATTTTATTTTTTTAGAAATTGGAAAAAAATGTTCTTTATGCAACCGATCATTATCTAAAATAAACCAAAATAAGTCATCGTCAAAATTTTGCATTTGATTTTTATTTTTTTGATTATGATCAATGTCAATAGGTTTGCTGAAAAATTCTTTTAAGAACATTAGATTACTCCCATGCTCTGCAAGACCAATATCTTGCTTTCCACCGCGGCCCGGGATTAGCACAATTATGTCTAGCCCTAAAACTTTTGCGACGTTTAGGATTAGACTTTTTAATCTTCATCTTTTTATCGCCAAAATTGACTTTGACAACATTTCCTTTTGGACCTTTTACATAAACTTTAGATTTTTTAACATCACCAGACATGGGTTTACCTAACTGAACATTGCGTCCTTGATATTCGGCTTCATCAAGACTGCCACCGCCCTCCATGATTGCCAGTTGCATTTCTGTAAATTTAGTGATAGATTCTTGGACAGGGGTATGTGATAGATATGATAACACCGTGTCATCACCTTGAATAACAACTCCGTCATTCATAAATCCAACGATAACAGATTCTATAAGAAGTCCGTTATCAAGCTCTAGAGCAAATACATCTCCAGTTCTAATAGTATTATCTGATTCGATTAAGTCTAGTATACGCATAATTTAATATTTACCAAGGTGTTGGATCCCAACCAATTCTTTGCCAGCTATTGGTTGCGGTGCAAACATAAAAATAACTTGCATCGTATGCAATTGTTCCTGCTGTGCCTGTAGATGTGGAACTTAGTGGAGCAGTTCCAATTATAAAAGCAGTAGTCTGTATGGTAGAGTCTGGGAATTTTAATGAACCGTTGACTATCTCTAAACCTGTTGGAACAACTTGAGTGATTTTACTGTTACTAACATAGACACTTACTTCATTTTCTTTTATGCCATAACCATCTTGACCGTTGCGGTATACGGTGATGTCTGTGGCCGTTGTCCATATTCTTGACTCGTTTTCAATACTGCTAACCGTTAAATCATCGTTAGGGAATGTTAAGACGCCATCTTTACCGAACACCCAATCGTAAGTTGCTGTCGGAGATTGCGCTTCGTCTAAAGTATTAGTTCTTAAAGTTAAGTTATCTTGGCTGCTTACGGTCAATGGACCCGCCATTCCATTATTCAATAGAGGATTTGTTAGATCTTCCTCAATTACGCTACCGCCCGGCAACATTACCGCAGGTTTTTTATCTGTAGAGTAGTCACTTTGACCGTAGTTTCTAAAGTCCCAACTCCAATTTGTGCTTGTGCCACTAATGCCAAGGAATATTCTCTCTGGAGCAAATAAACTCAATCCTGGTAGGCCGTCGGTGGTTGTATTAAGAGCTCTAATAGTTGATGTGCCATCTGTAAATTTTAAACTACCATCTTTACCAAAAGCCCATTGTTGAGGAGCTGGGTCACTGGGTTCTGCTGCTCGTATTAAAACATCACCATTGGAATTGTTCAATGTTACCATAGTCGATGACGAATCAACATTGTTTGGTAATGTTAGGTAGGCATAAGACCCTGCTCCTTCGCCACGCAACGTCAATCCACTTTGGGCACTGACTTCTATTTCACCCGATGAGCCTAATTTAACATATTGAGAATCATTACCTAAATATAGTTCAGTAGATGTGCTACCAGAAGTTAGATGTAAATGATTACCTTCATCTCCGATAGTTGAGTATATTTCTAAACGCTGACCTGCGTCAGTTGCACCAGCCGGAACTAATGTTAAAGAAGTTGTTGTAGTTCCAAATACTTCATTGGTGATTTCATTGGATGTAATTTCCCCACCGCCAGGTAATTCTAGAATACCATTTGCTCTAAAAATCCAAGTATAAACAGTCCCTGTGTAGTCACCGGTTATGATATCCACATCTCCAGCATTACCGGCATTAAATGCTAATGCGGCCGTCCTACCTGGAACAAAGGCATTTTCTGCCCAACCTATTTGACTGCCACCCCCGTCTCCTGTTGAAACTATACCTAAAAATTCACCAGGAGCTTGAGTAATGAATGTTCCAGTTACTGGAGCAAAATCGCCTATAGGAGTTATAACCAGATTACTAGGAAATGTTAAATCGCCATCTGTATCAAATATCCAAGATTGGCTTGATGTAGTAGCTGCGTTGGTTAATATGGCAAATCTGTTATCGCTGAATACTACCAGTCCAGGTTCGCTTTCACCTATTTTACTAGTTGCTCCGGGAAACACTAAATCACCGTTGGCGTCAAAAGTCCAAGTGCGTGTAATATCGTCAAAACCAGCATCTGTGGTAATAGTCACACGATCATTAGTGTCACTGACACGCACATTATTTTTTTCACCGCCTAAAAATAAGTCGGCAGTGCTAGAATCTATAGAGCCACCTGCTCTAATGTGAACATGTCCTGGTTCGCCGCCTGTAGGTTCAATGATAACATATTGGTCACTACCGTCTCGTCTTAAGAACTCATCAGGAACTAATTTAATAGAATCATAATTTAATCCGTCACTGCTGTCGGCATCTCCACCGTAGAATGTGCCTTTGCTTAAAACTTTGCTGTTTACATGTGTGCGAACACCGTCAAACATTAACAGTTCTAATTTATTGTTATCACCAACATAAAGAGCAAGTTCACCGTAGGGGCGAATTTTGTTGGTATTGTTATCGTTTGATCCTCCACCTTCAACTTGACTTACGTTTAGTCTTCTTACTCGTGTCATTTATTTTGCCCCTAATTAATCCCAAGTTTCTGAACCGTAGAATACTTTAGCAGTCCACTGTATTTTTATAGTAGTTCCGACACCGTCTATACGCCTAAACTTGAGTTGGCCTTCGTTGTCCTGCAGCCACAGTATTACATTTTCACTTTCAGTGCCACCACTAGTAACTTCGGTGTGGGCTACATGTTCGTTACCATTATCATCGACAATGTGTATGGTGCCAACTAATGTTCCTGCATTACGATCGTAGGCATGATAGTCTATAACAGCACCACGGAAGTAGCCTCCCCCTCCGGGTAGTTCATTCTTATCCCACCATATCACAGGTTCTCCCCCTGTGCTGTATCTAAACCAAACCGTATCACCCGCGTTGTAGTTTAAAATACCACCAGGAAGATTTAATCCATATGCTCTTTCGTTCCCGTCAGCGCTGATTCCACCGTTATACTTGTACCAAGTGGCATTATCTAAACTAAATTCTATAGTATTACTATCCCAAATTCCAGCAAGAGTATAATTGTTTAGTACATTATCTATTGT